CGCCTATTTTAATATGACCATTCGTAGCTGATGCTTCTACCTTGACACCAGACGAAGCCCACGCAGTACCGTTCCATATATACAGAACCTTATCTGCCGTATTATAGTAATACTGACCCTCGCGGGGGTTTTCCGGGGCAGTAGCCAACCCCTGCAAAACAGCGTTGAGAATCTGGTTTTTGTTAAGGTCTAAGTTCGTCAAAACCTTCATTGATTAACCCTCCATCAATTCAAAAATGCTTTACCAGAAAACGCACCGCTAAAGGTCACGGTCAACGTATTCATGTCTTTATAATCGACTTCACCCACAACACATGAACCCGCACTATCAACCACCGTGATAGAGGGATACTTGTTCAAGTTGTGTTGTATAGTCCAAATATCTGCCGCCACCATCTGCGTATAAATGTATGTCTTATCTACTACATCCTTGTCCACAGACAGAGTGCGACCATCAAGTTTCAACCCTTCGCCAAAATCGTACTTCAAATCATCAACATCTAAAGTACCAACAATCACATCGCCACTATCGTTGTACGCTTCATAACCCTTCAATATTTCATCCGGCGTTGCGCCATTTTCTAACGGGGATGGAGGAGTATACTGCTTATAGGTCGAGAGATTGACTATGCCAACAAGCTGCCTCGCACCAGACCCGAACGAGTGCATACCATGCTTACGGTCGCAACTGGCGCTTGTAACAGGTTTACCATCTTCATCCAATACTTCCTGCCCAAAAGTAATCTCGTTGCATACGATAAAAGGAGTGGGAGGGATAATTGTATTGATTGTGCCATCAGCGAACGTAAGCTGTACATCGTACAAATACCGACCATACGCCAACTTTTGTGTGTCAACAGGGTCAATGTGGATAATCTGACCCGTCTTTTGCAACAAATACTCTATCTCTGTATCAGACGCTTTAACAGTAAAGGTTAGCACATCACCATCGGATAATTCGTATACCGTTCGTTTATCAGGCTGGCGTACCTGAATATCAAACGCCGCGCTATCACCACGGGTGATAAAGATTTTTCCATACTCTATTTTGAACAAACTACATCTCACCTCCGCAGTGTTAAGATTTTTAAACACAAAAACAGGGCAGCCAAATGAAAGCTGCCCCGTTTCGTATGCAAGGGTGAAAGGGAAAGAAGACCCTCGCAATCGCTAATGGTGGGTGGTTAAGGACACCCAGCCTATATCCATCGAGCATCATATAGTGACTTCACGTGTGCCGGAAGCCGATTCCGACCTCACTGCCTCTGGACGAAGAAATTTATTCACAAAATAGATTTGACCCTTACCGGTGACTTTCGGAGTCCGCACTACACGAATACTGCCATCGGGGTTCTCACGAACACTTTCCTTAACCTCAAACCAGCCAGCTTCCATACTGCGTTGCGTTGGCATATTACGATTACTACCAGCCCTACAAAGATAGCCGTCTTTACGCAAATACTCAAATAGTCTGTTCGCGCCAATCTCATATCCGTTTTGACGTATGATCTTTGCCAACTGCCCCACAAGGCAACTGTCAGTAGACGTTTCCACAGCATCAGCGAACGCCACTTTGGGCGCATCCGCTACAACCTTGGTCTCCAAAGCCAAGCGCTGTTCACGCTCATCTTTAAATGCCTGCAACACCTGAATCATGGTGTCTGGATTAGCCAGCATAGCCTCCACAGTGGCGGGAGTAGCGTACATTCCGGTCTTGCGAATGGCAGGAAGCACCTCATGCGTTACCCAACGCTTAAACTCTCGTAACCTTGCAATACGCTCTTGTACTAAGATGGGGTACGCATCTGACACCCCATCGTTATTGGCTTTTTGCGGTTGCATTGCAAATAGCAAGGTATACAAACCGGACTCATTGACCGCTGTTGCTTGTTGCGTCCGACCTAAAGCATCGACAACACTTACAGTGCATTTGTCGTATTCGTCTACTCTGCCGACACTGCGATTATGATTAGTGTCGCCAAATACTTGGCAAACATCTTTAGCCACAAACCACGGCTCTCCGTCACGCTCTACAACACGAATCTGGCCGAACTGTTCATTCTTAAAAATCTGTATATCAGTAGTCAATTTTTCCTCCTTTAGAATAGGAGGGCGCGGCGGGAGTCTGCCCGCCATACATAGCGCCCTCAATTATATGGCATTTCGCCACAATAGGAGGGAGAGAGTTGAACATACTCAACCCAAAACCGCGAATCGTTCAACAGACGAAAGCGGTATGAAACTATATCAGTTTAATCGGATACATAACTTCGATGCCCGCATCTGAGCACACACATACAGTTTGCGACGGCTTACCGCCCAGACGGTGTTCCAACGTAAATTGATCGCCACCACCCGACAGACAACCGTTCTGCACACAGGCGACACTATTTACTTCCATATATGCTGGGGTATGCTTGTGCGCAGAGATTATTGCGTTCGGCACAAAGCCCAAATAAGAGATTAACTTAGCAACACCAGCCTCAGTAAACTGGTCGAAGTCTCCGTGGTCAAGCACATACGACTTGCCGCGAATCTCAATTATGTCCAGCGTGCCATGAAACCCATCTAAAGGTTGACTAATACTCACATTTGGCAAGTGTTTACATTCAGTGGTCGCGTGCCATGTAACCAGCCTATCTAAGCGTTCACCAATGATAGCGTCCTTTTTATTGGGGGTGAGCCGACTATGATTACCATTTACAGCAGTAACATACACGTTGGTAAACAGCATTGAAATGTTGTATATAAATTGAGCCAACATTTCACCGGCAAGTATAACCTGATCCACAACGTCTTCACGGTTCTGCATTGCGACAACAGGATGAGGTGCGCCGCTTATTAAATCACCCAGCAATACAATATGAGCAGAAGCGACATTGTGCCGCTGTTGAATGTCCCGAATTTGGCATAATAATTGAGACAAACGATTCCATGCAATATCTGTATCATATTGACCAGTACAGCTATTAAAGGTCATCCCAATATGCCAGTCGCTCAGGCAGATTAACAGAGAGTAGTCACCATAAAACTGTGGCACTGCCACCACAGGGAACTTGGTCTGACCCAGCTCTGCCAGCTTACGCTCCCATAGCTCATTGTTGACCTCATATCTCGCCTGTTCTCGCAGTTCTTTATTTAAAGCGGTGCGCTCATCGCGCAGTTTTATACGTTCCTTAGCAATTCCTTGTTGCCTTTCCCGCAACGCCGCAACATCTTCAATGCACCCCTGCTTGGCGAATACGGCTTGCCACTTCTTGCCACTGGCGTAATGCTTACGCCATGTGCAAGGGCCTTTTTCTTCCCCGCACTCCTCGTTCAGCACGGGGGTTAATTCCTCCCACGTTTCGGCAATCAAGCCATCATCTTTAGCCTTGCCGATGCGGTACAGATATTCTTCGTCCAAAAGCTCGTCAGAGCGCCGTCTTAAATCAACCATGCCGTTTTTGCTCCCTATGATACTGGTCAAGCAACCGCGCCGTCAGACGGTCTTCAGGGACCATATACTTCTTCTTACGGGCGGGGGCCTGCTTGTTCAGCACAACAACTTGTGCGCCATGCTGACGCAAATAAAGGGATTCTTCACGGGTAATGTTAATCAAATACAACCATCCTTTAGCTCAAAAATTAGATACCGTTTAACCCCGTCGTGACTACTTAATTTGACTATTTTGTTTGACTGAGATTATATTAGTACCCATTAAACCCTTTAGGCTAAAAATATTCATTAAATATCCGCACAATGTTGTTATCCATCACGCGATTGTCGCCAGTATTCACCAACGGCACGTTGAAATGTATGCGTGTGACTTGGTTACGGCTGCTCTTAATCCACTTCTTTTTAGTGTCTACACGAGCGATATACCCAAAGTCTATCAATTCCTTAAAGCTGCGATTGACCAGATTAGAGTAGTCAACGTGCAGCCAATTAGCCACACCCAGCAACGATACATTACAATCACCATATTTGTTAGCGCACGCTTTGCCATACGCCAATAACGCCAACGCCAGCAGTCGCGTATTTTTGCTATCAAACCGTTTACGTATTTCTTCAATATCTGTTGTATTGATAAAAACAGGAACATCCCCACGAAGGGGAGTCCTGCTATCCATCACATTATATATAACCTTGTTTACATCAAACTCGAAATAATAACCGTATTTACCTTCCCACTCTTTTAGCCTTTCGCGAATGGCTTCATGGCTCAACCCGTCATCCCGATAGTATTTAGCCATAATATAACAAATATGATATACACACCGTTTATTAAGGTTGTTGCCCTCAATAAATTGCCGAGCTTCCAAACGCTCGTTAATCAAATTGCCACTCTCCAATCCAATCATTAAAATCGTCGCACTCACATGGAGGCGTAGTCTGAACTTCTACCATCGAATAACGCCGTCCCAAATAGCAATACTCGCCAAAAGGATCTCTTTGCGGCAATTTCAAATGTTCGACCTGACAGATATTCTCTAAGATCCCCTTCTCGGCTACAACCCACATAAAACGAGACTCACTTTTAGGATACACTTCGTACTGCAAACGTACCGCTATATTGGCCAGCATCTTCGCATCGGGGCAAACCTCTCGGCAGAGCTGACGGTATTTGTCGTAATATACATCCCAGTCTATAACATAGTTTTTAGCATTGAAACGTGACACCTGAGCCTTAATATCTTCGTCCTGATATGCACGGACCCGCTTCTGCTCAAGCATTAAACTATTCATCTCAACAGTATATTGCTTATAAATATCCCGTATCACGCTAAATATATCATCCGGCACATCTATGGTGTTGTCCAACATAATTGTATAATCGAATTTCTCACAACGTTGCCACCGTATTTGTTTATGCCAGCGTTCCACCTCATAACAAAGCCGATTCATATTACTATGAGCCTTAGAAAGCTTCTGCTTCGCATAATAAGGTTTGCGATATTTCATAAAATAGGGTAGAGGTCGCCCAAATTTTGCAATACGACGCGGCATGGGGAAAATAACGCCCGTTTTAGCTTGATCGATTGCCTTACCTGTCAGGACTGAAATTTGATCAATATACCCTTCATATATCGCACGTTGTTCATCAGTTTTGGGACATTTGTTATGATAAGCGCTGCTATAATTACTATATTCACCAATGAGAGACTTCATAGTACGCATAGTTAGAGCTAAACGCCCCTCTGAATTATCTGGCTCCATCTTTGCCGTAATCTTGTCCTCAACATCTATTACAATAGGCGCGTCACGATGCACACCACGCATCATTGTGAAGTTCTGTAATACAAGCACCAAGTCCCCATCGAAGTCGGCTCCGTTCAAACGTGGCGCTGTCAAACTCCGGCAATTCACCATACAAACATTCGCAAGATGCCCGATATAATAATCAATCGTGTCATTGGTCACAGCACGCAGTACAGTATGCTCCGATCTGCAAATGTGCGGATTTCTCTCAATGAGATAATCGCCCGTATATACACCATCGTAATCACGAGAGTAAAACTCGTCAGCCTGTAAAGACCCCACCAACGGTAAACCGCCAATATGCTCCATCAGCAAGATAAGGTCAGGAGCTAAAAACTTAAAACACGATTCCAGCCATAGCTTGCCGCACTTCATACCATCTATATACTTCTTAGCGGAATCACGCAAAAACTTGCGCACAGTCCGCTCTTTCATCATTTCGGGATTCTTCAGAATAGCTTGAGAGTACGCATTGATAGGCGTGCAACGATCAGCCATCAATCCCAAAAAGCAATAAGTGTACAGCATATCGCCGCCAACAATCCGTTCAGCCCACTCAATACTGTCATTAGCCAAACTGCGGAAATCATCATACGGTAAGTCCAAATCCTGCAATATCTGGTAATTGGCGCGAGTAAACACAGGTTCTTCGGCGAACGAGAAGTTCCATTTTGCAATACCGATACAATGATCGTATTTCTCAAATAAGTCCCAATACCTATCCCAATCGCGCCCATCACCGTATTGCTTGAAATATTTCAAACCCTTGTACATACTCTCGGTGAAGATGAGCATTTTATCGTGGATGCTATGCCACCGCCCCCAAATGTCTTTGATATACTCTACACCACGTTCCTCAAAAAAGGTTTCATAGTCTACCGAATGAGACACGCCTTTGATATACGGCGCACGCCAGAGAATAGAGGTGACGGGGGACTTAGCGCCCAATATCTCTGTCACCTCTTTAGTAATGTCAGGATGATGGATGCCACAGCCATCAAAGGCGTTAATCTCCATATCACGAGTAGTTTCTGCAATATCCTTCTGTTTCCATGTGCGCTCATTGCCATTTTTATCAACAAACGACACCTCAGAGTCGTATAGATACTTTATGTGCTGGTGCGGAACAGGCAACGTCAAATCCGGCACTATAATAATCTTAGGCCGCCATCCCTCAAGACAATGGCACGAGCTGAAAAATAAACCCCGATAAGCATAATACTTGGACAATACCGTTGTATCAAAAGTAATATCCATAGTAATACGCCTATTTAACTCGTCTGCTATACGTGCGTCTACGAAACTAAAAATACCAGTACGAGTCATAGACGCAGAACGTTCACTGAACACATACCGCTGACCATTAACCGCAATACCTTCATAAACCAAATGCCTAATATTTTCTTCGCTCTTACAAGACCCTTCACTGCTCACAAAAATAACATAAGGATTATAACGTCTTTTATCATGTGTAATAATGCGAATTAAACGGAACAGAGGGTTGTCCTGTTGTTTAATGAGATGTCTTAAATCATCTTCCGGCTCTGTTATCGAAAAATTGTTGTCAACTAACCATTGCAAAGAAAAAGACCTGACTGTATAAAGAGATGGCGCAAAAATCAGTCCTCACCTCCATTTTCCGTACTTGAACCAGCCGCAGCAAAGCATTGCGCCACCACGCCGTACTCCCAATAGTCCCATTCTTCCTCCAAATAACGCCACATATCAATTATGTGGTCATAATAATCCTGTTTTATTATGCCTCAAACTCCTTCATAGTTTTGACTACTGTGTGCGTGAACCAGCGCTCATACTGCTGCAAGCTCTTGCGACTGCTATACAGTATCAACCGATACACACACGCCTCCTTTATGCACTTAGTTTCCTGCGGATAATTATGCTTGTCTGGCAACACAAACAACTTACACTCATCAGCAAAAGTATGGGCGCGTACTGCTATCTTATATTGCTTGAACTCCAACCCTCGACTAACATCTACACCGCAATACCACACCCTGCCTGCATCTGCCACCGCACGTATCTGACCGAATTTTTCATGCGTGAAAGTATGTACCTCCAACCCATCACCTCCTCATACCACGTAGCCGTTCGGCTGCCGCCGCACGTTGCTCATCTGTCATCTGACGCTTGGCCGCATTGGGGTTGCGAATACTGATGGCGTTTGCCGGTGCATGATAGTACGCTGCAATCACACGTCCATCTTCCTCAACGGTTTTATCTAACGCCCAGCCCTGCTTGGCGAATTTCGTTAAATGCGTTGGCACATTCGTATATGCACGCCACGACTTCTCAACCTTGTCATAGACCAAAGTGGTCTCCATTTCTTCAGAACAATATCCCATCAATCTTCTCCATCCAAATATGTCTCAATAGGCTTATATTTCCATTGTGGGCTGCCGCAGTTGTCACACCAAGGCAATATCCAACCCGTCGATACCCGCCGTGCAGGTGCGCCGCATCCGGCACACGTTTGCCGTGCTATACGCTTATATTTGTCCACAACAACTTCTATATCATCGCTACTAAGCGATATGTACGCAGACAAGCCGCCCCATTTTTCTTTAACATACACCTCTTGAGCAACATCGACCATAGCCCCGTTGAGGTCCCGCACAAGGTCGTTGCCAAAGGCGGCAATCCAACCCGCAGGCAGCTCATATAAATCATCTATCGTTACCATCAAATTGCCATCCCATCAAACGGGTCATGTGGTGTAAAATAAGCCGCCATTAACACCAGCATAACTACAATTAGTACGCCTACCATTCTCCACCTCGTATCCACTGATGAATATCCCTCTCAGCTTGGTCTAACACTTCATCAGGGGTCGCGCCCATCCATTCATAGTGGCGGCTTGGCCCCAACACATAGCAATGCAATGTGAGCTTATAAAAATCGGGTTGAGCTGTACCAGTCTCATCCGCAAAATAACAAGGATAGCCAGTCAGCCATTCAAACGTTCCCTCATAGCTTTTACAACCGGCGTTATCTTCTAACTGCCGCCTAATAGCCGCCATAACCTCTTTGCGCAATTTACGAAATCTATTTGCTGCTGTTTTTGTCATAATAACTCTCCCATATCAGTGGCTGCCCCTCCGCGTCTACCATTACACAAACGCCGCGATTATTTAGTTGTAGGTATTGCACCCCTGTTAGAGTGTCAACATATATGTCATACGATAGACCCATTTCCAGCGTTTGGAGCCTATAAATACCAGCCTCGGCCTTTACGCACCCGCACAGGGCGAGGGTCAGCAGGGTTAATATTGTTATTGCTATTACTCGTTTCATTTTTCCTCCTTTAGTGGTTCTGGCATCACTTTTTCCCTTTAAACCGTGATACGTATAACAGTTCGCATATAAGTATCAACAACAAAGACAATCCTGCACCAATAACTACTCCTATGATGATGTACTTGAGCATTGTTATGCCTCCTTATCCATTTTCGCCATGCCTAATACGCAATCTGTGATTCACATTGTAAGCAGTGCCTTAGCCGCTTCTCTCCTTATATACTATTTACTCATTGTCAGTACCACCAACCCCATAAAAAATCTGGATCTTCTTCCGCTAACCGTTTTTGGTCCGAGTGGTATTCTTGGCTTGTAATTTCTTTCTGCTCTTTAGTTTCCTTCAAATCCATTACAGCATGGCAATGAGGACAACAAGTATAACTCCGTTTGCCGTTTAGTAAGACTGCTTTCCGGTACGGAACCGTATACTTACAGTTGCTACACTTAAAATAATGAGCTACAGGGTATTCAATCCATCGCCCATGCACTACTTCGGCAAAATCTCTCATGTCTTCATACGGACAAGCCCCTTCATTACAATAACTGCCGGTCTTTTCACATATCCCAGCGTGTTGTTCATGTATGCAGAATTTAGGCATCGGTTGCCTCCTTAGCAATCTTCGCGCCGCAATTGGGGCAATAATAAATAGAATTTTCTTGTGGTGTTCCGTCAAGTTTCATAAGCACTTTACAATCAGTACCTTGCCATTTACAGCCGTGCTCTTCCCACCGTTCATACCGTACTTCTGTAACATCGGCGGCAGGGAAGCGCCGAACAACCCCAATCAATTCCTCCACAACATCTGAAACACTCATATAGCGTTTATAGTAACGCAGTAAATGAGCTGCCTCTTTTATAAGCGCCTGTTCCAAATCATTCTTTGGTATGTACTCTTTAGCCATCTGTTTTCCTTTCTCCATAGCCGCAAAAATGATCCCCCGGAAAAAACTTTGCAAACGCAGAAATTTTTGCACAGTCATACTCTTCTTTTACACCATCTATGCGGTACGAATGCTTGCAGTCCCGACACCGTACCACCTCCACTACATCGGCGGCGGAGATATCCTTCAAGTCGATTTCCTTGATGTACCTGTGCAATACAACTCCGCTCAATTCAGGGTCGTAGTGCTTTACTTCAATAACCTTTTCCAGCGCCTTTTCTCGCTCTATGTACTCTTTACTCATTATCAGTCTCCTCCGTTGCCTGCCGAAGCCAATCGGCGATTGTCTTACAGAAAACTTTGCCACCAATTTCCGTGAGCCATGCAAAGCCAGTTAAAAAATTTGCCAGTTCCTCGTCGCTCATCGTCCGGATACAGTCGGCATTAGTCTTCGCTTTGTACGGCTTTGGGTAATCCAAATAAGGCGGGTAGTTTTTTACTTCACCCATAATCATTCTCCTTTTTCGCCACTCTGTAAAAAGTCCTCATTACTGCCTTTTAACATCAATTCCGCCAAGTCACAAGCCGCCAGATATGTCTTCTCATGGATTGTTCCAGTGTATGCTTTTTTCACCCACTCCTTAAATGCATCCATATCCAAAAACCAACACCCGACACGAGCAAACATATTGCCGTTTTCATCCATATAAAAATAGGCTTTTTGGTTGTTGCTACCTATCCTATCCACAGCGACATAGTGGCCATTTTTTACTTTATAGTTTTCGTAGTTGCAACACTCACCAAAGTTACACCACTCACCAAAAGTACACCACTCACCAAAGCTGCACCCCACGCCAAAGGTGCCCCCGTCGCCAAAGCCGCACAACTCACCAAAGTGACACTCCTTGCCAAAGTCACAATGCGCACCAAAGTAGCAATAAGCACCAAAGCTGCACCCATCGCCAAAGTAGCACCCCTCGCCAAAACGGCAATGCTCAATAAAGCGACAATGCTCACCAAAGAGGCAATACGTACCAAAGACGCAATATTCTACAAAGTCTTTTATGTTAGTATAATCCCCAGTAGGGCATATCTTACGACCAAACTTATCTACTTCAAAGGTGTCAAAATCAGCTTGCGTGTACGTTTTCATTGTCATACCCCCTCTTTCTTTGCGGAATTTCCTAATAATCTTTGTCACCCTCCAATGCCTTTTCGGCTTCTTCACGGGTGCGGTAGTAACCTCTCCGTAACTGACCATCATCAGTAAGTAAATACAGACAGAATGTAGTTTTTTCAATAAACACATTTCGATATTCGCACCCTTTACACATCCTTGTCGTTCCACAATCCCCAGGGAATGTGCAATCATCAATAACTCGATATATTCTATCCCCAACCCTACACGGGAGCACCACCAGCCGTCCGTCTTGCTCTGCCCGGAGTAATTCACGAATATGCTCAGTAAACTCCGGTTTATCAGAGAACGCATCATCCACAACATTTTTCAGAAACACAATTTTCTCCGGCTCCAGCCCTATATCCTCATATTCGGCAAGACGTTCAATGGCTTGTTGCCTATAAGCAGATACGGCGATCTGGTCTTTTGCCCCGGATTTAAAATAACATGATTCAGGGTATGCAAGATTCGCCGTCCCGCAAATCGTTCTTTTAGTCAGTCTGTTCATTTGCCCTCCTGTTCCATGCTTTAATAAGATCGCGCTTGCACTTGTCCCGATGCTCCACTGTTAATTTTTGCAGTTTCACCATCATGCTCCTGCCGCACTTATCGCAATTTATGTAATATCTCGGCATTGAGCTGGCAAACGGGTCATCGATATACCGCAAAAGGCTGCGATCAATCCCAGCTATATATTTCACTTCTACGGTATTACCGCACGGACACTGTTTAAGCTTATTCTGCATGGTGTTCCTCCTTCGGCATTTGCGATTTATACCGCCTTATTCCCTGTTCCAGCTTATTTACACATTTAGGACAAAGCATAAATGCAGTTGAGCTATAAAACTTCGTAAAAGCCTTTGCGCTCGGAAACCATTTACCGCAATCACAGCAACATACAAGCCTATTTCTCGTGATACTGTCAAACTTATCTTTGTTCATATATCCTCTCTCCATAGCTCAGCGTTTTTTCATGTTACCTTTACAGTCAAGCCCTCACCTCTAAATCCTTCTGCAATACAATGCCGTACACCATCATCCATAAATACGCCACCATTAAATCTCTTTGCTATTTCTTCAAACGACATAACTCCGGAGACGTGCTCACTCACTTCAAATTTAATTTCAACAAGTGCTGAATACTTAACTTTAATCATTTGCATTCTCCCAAATCCATTTCGGCCAAACACATAGGACAATATTTCAGCGGCTCATGCCAGCAGCCTTCACATCTTGAACAAATATAATCCACATTTCGTATTGGATAATCCTCGTTTTCATTTTCTATTATCCTTTTTATCCAATGTCCATGTTTCTTCTCTATAACATCGGCGGCGGGGATTTGCTCGATGTATTGTGTTGGCTCAAGCCCCTTTGCCCATGCGTGTCTTACTGCCAATATCGCTTCTTCGCGGCCTATATATTCTTTATTCATTGTTTTCTCCCATCATATAAGCTCCACAGTTGGGGCAGATAGGGTAGATACCGTTTTTATCCCACTGATAGTCTCTGTGCATCGCCTCCCCGCCACACTCCGAACAGTCACAGCAATAGTTACTGTTCTTCCAGTGTGGTCGAATCCACCGTCCATGCCGTACCTCCACTACATCAACAGCAGGTGCAGTGGCTATCAATTCCCTCGCTCTGCCCGGTGGGCCAACATGCTCTGCATCGTATCGGTCAAGCAACGCCTTGCGGCTAATACAATCACTCATCATCGTCAATCTCCTCCTCTGACTGCTGAAGCCAGTCAGTTATTGTCTTATAGCAAGATTTTCTACCAATTTCTGTGGTCCATCCGCCATTATTTGAAAAGTCAGTTAAAAAATTTGCCAGCTCCTCATCGCTCATGGTCCGAATGCGGTCGGCGTTTGTCATGTTGGCAAAGCCGCAGCACGTTTCGTGTTGTATCGTGACATCGCAATCCCAATATTGGCAGTAATGGTTATTCGGATAATAATTCTTGCATTTATCACAAATATTCATTACAGATTTCCCTCCTTCGGCATTTGCCTTATATCACAGTCAATTGGGTATTTATCACATGTCACAAAACCCATTTGCTTTGCAAAATCGCACCCATGTTTTTCCTCGGCTGGCTTGCCAGGTGGCTCTGGTAGAGAACTGGCCGGACACATTGTGCATGGCTTCCCGTCCCCGCTCGATGGTGGATTGTATAGACATAAATCGCATGGTGTTTTCGGTGCGTTATGTCTAATTTTGTCCGAATAGCACAGTGGACAAGCCTTGCAACGCTCAATCGGTTCATCATCGTCTGGGCCATAAATTTGATACGCACATTCATCACCACCATCCGGTCGATAGCATGGTGGTATAAATCCTTCCCTTTGCCCACGGAGGACGGCAATTGTAAATTCAACGGCTTCTCGTTGTTCTTCTAAGGTTTCTGTACAAGCTCCGTCGCTGCGATACAAAAGCAAAAGATCGTCAATCTCCGCATTGAACAGTTCCCAATATTCAATAGCTTCTTTAAGTGTCATTCTTCATTACCTCTTGCATAAATACTCATAAATACTGCTCTTTTATCCAAGTATTTCATAAGCCCAGCAAATGTAGGCCGCTTTCCTCGTGCTTCACACTTCATGGCATAAAATATCACGCCTTCTCCGACATCCGTAAGCCAAGCTGCCCCATAACCTCCCTCATAGGCGACCTGTTCATATCGTTCAAGCTGTTCTGAGTATTCATTGTATTTATTCATAACTCGTTCTCCGGCTCGCTTACACCATCGAAAATGTCCAAAATCTGTTGAAGCAATTTAATCTGCCTGGTTATATACGTTTCAGCCACATCTCCACTGTTCTTGTCTTTTCCAGCAACGTACTCCTGATACTTGGCTCTCAAATCTTCAAGCTCCGTTGTATCCATAACCAAAGCAACATCGGAAACAACCTTGTCAATGACATTTTCTATCTCCTGATATTCCGAGGGAAATAACTCCACTGCATCACAAGCGGCTTCTATCTCTGCACTTTTGGTTATATATTCTTCATTCATTGTCATTTCAGTTTGATCACAAGCCATATAATTGTCCTTTATGCCAACCATGCACTCTGTAGCTTTTACAGATGACAGGGTACAGGCAGCATGGCATCCATTCTCCGAGATAACAACACGACTGTTCAAACAAGTGTCACATTTACACTCTTTACTCATTACTGTCCCTTTCCTCTACATGGTTCCTTCTAAATGCTCGATTCATGTATCGTTTTGCCCACTTAATCCATTTGTTTGACACACATATCCAATTTTTTTCATATAACCGCCACTGTACATCGTGTGGTTTGCCGGATATACGTTTATATGAGGATTTGCTCATTATTTTCCTTTCATCTTCTTCCCACAGTTAGGACAATATTCTGGCAACTCAGATCGGTCATTGGCCCATGCGCCACAATAAGAGCAACTATACTCAGCATAGAAACAAGAAGCATCGGGATCATAACAAATGTCATTTTCTTTAATCCAATGAGCGCAATGTTCATTAAAACATTTATCGGTTTTATCCTCCCTCCGTTCGCCCTGAGCGCAATAGAACATTTCGTCAACGTCGTTTTCATCGTCGTTAAACCACGGCTGGTCGCAGATGCCCCAATCCGGCGCACTGCCGTCAATCAACTCCGCTTCGCAAGGGTGATAGTGTATGCACTCCCGACACCGAATAATATCCGGCAATGCCGTACCCTGATAAGTACGCAAAAGCCCAATCATATTCTCAATGGGGACAGGGTGCAGGCCAAACTCGTCGGTTTCTACTATTGTGTCTCGAAGTTCTTTGTAGTGTTGTATCAGGCTATCAAGCTCAATCCATTGACTCATTGGTTCTCTCTCCTCACGCGACGTTCTGAATAATATCATCTATATTGACATCTTGCTCATGGCACATTGCCACAGCGGTACTAATTGCATCTGGCAGCTCGGCGTCCGCAAGCGTGTCCAAATAGCTCAGTTTTTTGCCCGTGCGATTCATACGCTGCGTGGCGCGAGACTTGAGGTTGATCTCGTGTTTGTACAACAATTCCTTATAAAAAGCGTTCCAGCCCTTTGCAAAATCCGCGTTGTACACCTGAGAACTGTACTTACGCATGATAGCGTTCAACACCTTCCGGTCTGCCCAAGTCAGAACCTCAGCAGACAGCATAGAGACCTTAGTTTCAACGATTTGACGGCCTTCGCGCTCGTTTTTCAGCGCAGTCAGCAACCCAATGGTAAAGTCAGGGTCGTTCATAGCCCTCTCTAATGCTTCTGGCGTGAGATAAGCGCCATGTTTACGAATGGTAGGCAACACTTCATCAAACACCCATCTTTCAAACTTTTCCACTGTGGGAAGCTTACTGTGCGTAATAAGGCGGTAAACGTCACCTTCGGGGATAAAGGACATTTCATTCACCTGTTCGGTAGATACTCCATACTGATTTGTAGTAACGGAGACCCCCTCGCGTTTCACGACCCCCCTGCAATGTCTACCGATTGCGTCATGCGGATTGCTATAACCTAACGCTCTCGCAATATCGACTGCACAGAACAACACTTTGCCATTGTCCTCAATAGTCCTAATCTCTCCAAACTGGTTGTTGTTAAATATTTGCAATTCGTTCATTGTAGCCCCTTTCGTCATCTGCAATTTGTTTTCCATCAATTCCTCCTTATAGCAATACTAATAAATTACCCGCTCATTTTTGAGCGGGCGCATACACACTATTCACTTGTTACTTCCACGGAGAGCAACATCGACCTGAGAATTGTTTACAACTCTACCATACTACGGACGCATGTATTTGTCAATGGGTTGCCACGCCGCCAAATATGCGCCGTCGTGTGGCGGCAGCGTTGAAGCATCTATCCAAGCCATTCCTCAATCTCCTCTCTAAGTTGTTACAATGTCACAACTTCGCAAGTGCCAGTAGCCGACCACTCGGCGCAGGTGTCGTTAAAAGTGTTCAAATTAGCGCAATCGTCGCACTCTATGGTATCAACACCCAGTAATCCGCACACGCTACGGTCGCAATCCCATCGATCGGGGCAATCCATACAATATGGCAACAGAGCACATCACCCCTTTCATTCGTTGATTGTCTTAAACGCAGGCACATAACACTTTTCATCTTCATTAAAGGCCACGATCAGTCGGTAAGTATGTTTGCGACCTTCGACCACAGTACGGCCCTGCTCTACTTCGTACCCAAATACAGTATTGAGCATAGTAATTACCTTAATAAAAGTCACCTTACTTTTTACTAAAGGCAATAACCGGCATTGCACTGCCATATCAACAATCGCCTGTTTATCACTATCTCGCCAAATACGATATTGCTTAATCGCCTCCACAGAAGCTCCCTTCGGCACTAACCAATGTGAATTGATATAGTTGACAAAACGCACATCGTCAGACCCTAAGACAAACTTTTTTGTACCATACGCATCATGTTCAACCAAATGTGCTACTGTATTGAACCAAGCTGCGCATTCTTTATTCACCATATATTCTTTAAACAACTGCTGACTTCGCCAAATATAAGGGTCACGCTTCAAATTGTTGCTATTCACAAACGTGTCAGCGATCACCAACCGATCAATACTATACCGACAACGGCCTACAAACTGTGTAACGTGCAACTCGTCCGTCATACAGCATATAACATTACGAACTCCACTACTTTTCCGCAGATTAAAGCCTTCACGAAATGTGCTGGTAGACACCAATACGTCTAATTCGTGCTCCGCACCGTCATCAGTGAAATATGTGGGCGGTAATTCCTCATGGCGCACAATATAATCACGTATCCGGCTCATCTCTGGCGTAAATTTATCCGAGTGCGGACTAACTACCATCGCCGCATTTTGAATGTACTGCACCAGTGATTCGCAACGTGTGATAGACGGGCACATAATAATTGTTTTACCGGGCAATTTATTGGCGGCAATCAAATAAGGGACGGTGCGGAAGTCAGTGCAAATCATCTGTTGCGCCCGATACCCTGTAACGGCCTCTTTATTGAGCCGGTTAATCGGCACGCTCCACGTTTTTTCATAATAGTCGATAATGCCCGTCGTTGCGCTTAACCCAATTACTGTTTTATGACCTCCGTATATGACCTCCCGCAACCAAAAACGCAACAATTTAATGTCCGGTATAAATGTGTCGCTGAATAAAGTGTGGCACTCATCTAAAATCAGAATCTTCACCCTGCCCAGCACTTCAACGCCGGTGGTCTGCACGGCCTCAATAAGTTGATCGTATGTTGCCAACGCAATTCCATATTCAAGCAACACATCCTCATCATCTTCCAACCCGTTCCAATATTGCAGAATATTATCTCCACGCCGATATTTAGTTGTATGAGCATTACGAGCTTGTTGCTCCTTAATAATAGAACGAGAAGTGACAAACAGAACCTCATAGGGTTGCACGTCAGGACATGAGGCCAGCAAATGATTTATGACCCAATAGGTTTTGCCGGAACCGCAGCCGGCAGAGATAAGGTTAAATTGGTCGGTCCGCAAGTCTTCAACCCTAATAACATCAGATATAAAAGCTATAATTATCCCTCCTTTTATAGCGCAAAAAATCGCCGCAACCAGTGCGAGGTGGCGGCAGCCGTATGGACAAAAACCGACTTCCAGTTAATCACTGGTATCCCAGAAAATGTCCACTACCTATATTCAGTTGTCAGCATACGATTTATCTCATCAGACGTGCTTATCAACTTGCCACCTTATCATATAAGCCCAGCTAAGAGTTGTCAAGGAGTTGCCTTTACCCCTATATAAGCCTCGCGGCGTTTGAGCGCGGTTCGGTTGGGCAGCGACAGCTAAGGGGTTCGGTTTAGATAAAGGCAAAGGATCGGTTGATACATTGGCGTAGAAGGGATTTGTCTATTGGTCAGCCCGTGTTTGGCTCGGTTTGTTTGGATAATGGGCTTGGTTCTTTTTCTGGTTGGGCAAGCGCGGCTCCGCCGCGTGGGCGCGAGGGGTTTATTCGCTTCATTATATTCCGCTCATAAACCCCTCGCTTTACGAGATGGGCCATTTTACTCGCTGACGCTCGTTTATGCCCATCTCGTGAGATAGAAGAAATGGTTTTTCCTTCTTTTTCTTCGCGCATGAGAAAAACTCAGGTATTTAGGCACTTTTTGCGCTTTTTGGTGGCAAATCACATCAAAAGCAAAGCAAAAACATGCATTTTTTGCTTATTTTGCTGGATTTTTTTCATGTCAAAAAGGGCATTTTGACGGGGGATGTGCCATTAAAGGATCATTAGAGGGTGGTTATAAACACCGTGTAGGTGTGGTAGGCGGGGTACGGCAAGAGGCAACGTAAGGGGCGATGGGTTATACCCCCGGAGGGGGTGAGGGTGGTGGGGGAGGATGAGAAGGGGAAGGGGAATTGTTGGGCAGTGCAAAAAGCAAGGTGGGCTGGGGGTTTTTGGTGGGTCTGGTGAGTGGATGTACTACAGGGTTTTCGAGCCGGTGGCCTGCTCCGCACGGTTAAAACCGCCCCCCCCCGCACGGTAAACCCCGCCTATACTGCATAAAGGCGGGCTTTAGGGCGGGACACGGGGGGAGCGGGAGCGGCCACGCCGCGACACGGACAATATAATATATAGGGGGCATAGGATACGCCAGAGCAAAGGCGCAAATTATGCTCATAGCCATAATCTTTGGATTATAACTATAATCCCACACAAAAAATCCCCCAACATGGCCATGATATAATCTTCATTTATAGCAATGGCATAAAATCATGCAATATCGCTGTATGATATAAGTATCGACAATAGCAAAAAATCTTGACATATAGTGTGCCATAGTGTACTATATAACCATGCCAAACAACAACAGCCACACGGGCGGCACACAACAAACGGCAGTCCTGACAGACCGCCCACACCGCCCACAAAAAGGTTAGCCCTCATAGGCTACCGACACGTTTATTTCGTGTACCTTGACAATGATATAACGCTTGTATACTACAGCGGATTAGGGGCTTGAGTGTTGCCGCCGTGACTATATGAGAATGATATATAGCGCGACACGGTCGAGCGAGTCGAACAATGTATACAAGGGGCATAATGTGAGTATGTCAAGGTTCATGGCGGTTTATCCTTTTATAAAAGCCGCCTACCATAAAAAATAAGGCCAGTCCGCCTAAAGGACAGAAAGATAATAATATGACTACTATGTATCGCGTTTCCTCATTCCGTCTTGAGACTGCAAAAGCCACTTTTGACGTTCGCGCTTCTCTGTTCGAGAACCTTTACGCGGCCACAAAGGCCAATCGTCACGCAAGCGCAGCGCTTGACAAGTCCGCTGTTGGCAACGATAAAGAAGCATGGGCGTTATACCGCCAGCGTGTGCAGCACGTACAAGACATAGTATTCTTGTACGCGAAGGCCGCCAAAGAGCAAGATTATGAGCGCATGGAATCCCTTGTCGCGCCGTTTGTGGCCGCATTTCAAGAGTATCTGGACTTGTTGGGGCAAGACTTCAAGGCAAGGCGTGAAAATCTTGCGGCGTTCCTTCCCCATGTTGGAACCTATCGCAAGGGCGAATATCTCACTTATGACGAAGCCGGGAATATCATGCAGGACGAAGAAGGCGGCAATATCTTCCATATAGAGAACCGTTTCAGCACGACAAGTGACGCAGCATTCCGCAAGCAGTTTGAACGTACTGTTGTTGACGACGGCAAAAACATAAAGACACGGGCGGAAGTGCGGGCTGAACGCAAGGCGCGTGACGAAGCGCAGAAGGCCGCGAAGAAGGCCGAAGCAAAGCAGGCCAAGGAAGCGGACAAGGCTAAAGACGCGACAGCAAAACAGACCGCAAAAGTTAAGGCCAAAGAAACGAAGTAAAGGGGCGGTTGCCCCTTTGTGCTACCATAAGCAAGCCTTCCCGCGGCGGTAGTGTTGCGGCGGTGTATCCGCTTACTAATTGCTTACTGAATCGGTTTTGGTTTTGATTTGTTCGATAAAGTATGATATACTTTAGGAAATAAATCGGAAGGATTTCAAATATGGAAAAGAAAAGGTATGATGTCCGCAATTACCAATGGAAAAAAACAGTTGCGCTCACACCCGCAGAAGGAAATTTGATGGAACAGCTTTATCAAAAATACGGTTGCGCTAATTTAAGCCAGTTTTGTAAAGCTGTTGTCCATAATGAAATCATATTGCCGTTGCCGAACGATAAAGAGTGTACGGACGATCCTTGTATTTTAAACGCTGAATTAACCAAATATAAACGTATGGTAGAGGAAATAAAAAAGATCATAAAATGAAAAAATAAAATCAACTTTAGAATCCGCAAGGATTCTTTTTTTTTTTGCCCCAATATGTAAATAAAAAACAGAAAGGAATTAAAAATTATGCAGAACATTTACACCATTAAATCCCGCCTTGCAGAGCTGCGCGAGGAACTTATGAACCATGCCGCCGCATGGAGCGATGTGCCGGGGGGCGCTGATAATCCCATCGCACAGGCCGAGTATGCCCGTATCTGGAAGGAATTAGAAACGCTTTCGCAAGAGGCCCAGGGCGTAACCTACAAAATGGCGATTTAGGAGGAAATGAAAATGCGGACTCAAACGAAACCGGGGAGGAATCGCAAATGAAACGAAAAGGGAAGCGAAACCGCATTGACGTTTTGCGGGCCAGCGGGTATGCGTTTCTGCGCAAGGAAGGAAATGCGCTGTACTACGAAAACCGTTATACGGGAGCCATTGTGCGACTGCAAAACGGGCGTATGCGTTGTGTGTGGCGCTGACGTGCGTTTGGCAGACAATGGTAAGGCAAAAACGGAAATGAAATAGCTTTAGGGTATAGTTATACCCTTGTAAATGAAATGTGCTTGAATCCTTGATGAAATAGGGCAAAAAGGAGGTAAAAACGGAAATCAAATTTGAGCTTGTAACGGTGCATGGCGAGGACGTGCTTATGCGCACGGCGGTCAACTATATGGATGATGAGCTGCGTGAGAAAATTCATGCGGAAATGGCTCCGTGTACGGCGCAGGTGTTTTGCGATGAGTACGCAAGGCGGCACAAGGAAAAGTACGGGCAGGAATGGATCATAAACTGAAATGGGGGAGGAATCGAAAATGGATTTGCGAATAGGGAGGAAGCGTGTGCGCTGTGGCAGTTTTGCATGGTGGTGCTGCGTTGCGGTTGGGGTAGCCATGCTGTACATGGTTATGTTTACCAGTTGTGCGTTGTGCTTGCTTAATAGTTGATATTTACAGGTGTTCAGGGCGCAAGGCGGGCTATGGTATCGTATATGGATAGGGAATTGGCAAGGAGGGCGACCCCTTCACAGGCAAGCGCGAAGCGTGTAGGATAACAGTATAGCAAGATGTGAACGGCACAATAGGCCGTTCTTTTTATACGCCAAAATCTAAATCAAGGAGGATTTGAAAATGGATAAGTTTGTTTTGTGGGATGATATTTATAAGAACGAGGAAGGAAGGCTCTATACAAAAACATGGATGAACAACAGTCCGTGGCATAGAGATAAACATACGTGGGAAAAGGTAGAGGGGTATAGTATTGACGCAGGAACATCTATACGTTGCGTGTATTCACAGTTGTTCTTTCCCAACAGTTCGTTGCTACTGTGCAACGATATTGTGACAGTGGACGATGAATTGTATGACAACCTCGAAAGTGGCGAACTGTGGCATTATTACGATGCGGAAGGAAACGAAGTTGAAGCAAACGATGACTATGAAAGCGAAGAAGCTGCTGACATTTATCAGTATTACCTTATTGATAACCAGACAGCAGAGATCTTAATGCACCATACAGATGAAATCGTTTTCTGGTGCGAACCGCTTGGTTTGTATGTGCTGGGTGTGACGCATTTCGGTACGATGTGGTGCGGCGTTGACGCAGAGTATGTGGTATAGAGGAGGATGACAGTATGACTAATTATGAAAGGCTACGGAACATGACCGAGGCAGAGTTGGCAGAATGGGTGAGCCAGCACATAGATTGTCCACTCTGCCCTGTCAGTCGCCCGATATGCGCCGCCAACGACACTTGTATACAAGCTTGGATAGATTATCTAACTGAGGAAGAATCTGAATATCTGAAGCAAAAGAAAAAGCTTGTGAGTTTTTTGGGCTGTCGCTCGTAACTGTGGAAAGAGTGGCAGATACAAACGATCCACAGATTTATACAATTTGAAAGAGGAATCAAAAATGAAAACAATTTTGTATAACGCAATACGTTGCAAACACTGCGGAGATGTAATTGAGTCCCGCTATAGACATGATTATGTGTTCTGCTCGTGCGGTGCTTGCGCTGTTGACGGTGGGCATGATTATCTGCGGCGTGCATTTAAAAATTCACGGGACGAAGATTACGAGGAACTGTCAACATGGAAGGAAGAACAGGAGGAAGAAGTATGAAGATACAACCACGGTATATGGTGGTTATCTATGATGCTATGGGAAGGTACGAAATATGCGGGTGTGATTCTGATATGGAAATAGATGATTTTCAAACTGCACAGTGTATGTGGTATCAAGATAACTACACATCTGAAAAGCTCACAACACAAATTTGTCCGATATTGTTTCTCGTCTACGATATACAAGCCAATCAGATGGTGGACACATACAAGCTCTATATAAATGACAATAATGAATTTGATACGATTGGAGGATAATGATAATGAAATCCAATATCTATGATGTGTATAGCCTTGTTAATGCGTATCAGCGCACACATCCCGATGGGCATTACTTCGACAGAGACACCCTCAAGTTTTTCGGGGAGTCGTTCAGCACAATGCGGTTGCTGAAAGACAAAGTAACGATTAAGGATTGGAGCGGTGAAAAGCACACTTGTTATGTGTTAAGCAAGTTGCAGAGGAATCATCCTATGGGGCCTCGCCGTACATACGCTTACTTTGATGTAGAAACATTGGACGATATTTGCGTTTAAGGAGGAATCGAAAATGGATTCAAATTGTAAAGTGTACGCACGGCAGATACCTTATGAGTGGCAGGAAAGCCCATGGGATTTGTGGGGAGCTGAACAGATGATCACAGACAAGGCCGCCATATATGGCGACGAGCAGTTGCAAGGATACACTTTCGATGAGTTCGACAAGGTACTGACAGCGTTGGATGAAATGGATTTAACGGACGTAGGTGAAGATAACTGGTATACAACTGAGCAGGAAATGCTTTTGGATTACGTGCCACCAGTAGGACGAAATGCTTATACTGCCGAAGAAATTGAAAAATGGAAAGCAGTGTGTGATTTATATGATGGCCGAAATCGCACTCGTAATGAACAGGCGGCAATTTGTGCAGGCTTAACATTGGTAATGGGCAAAGAGTATGATTATCGTTGTTTGCGGGGGTGCTGTCAGAGCGACTGGAACTATTTCTACTATCCGGTGGATTTGTACAATGATGATGCAATTCGTGATTTGGAAATAGAATATTTCAATATGGGTGAGGAATGGATGATACATGATGAGGAAACCGTGCCAGATTGCGCTGAAGCAATAAGCGGGTACACCTTCTATGTATATGATGATGCCCGTAAGGAAATAGCGGCAGAGGCAGGCGTGCAACCTGAAGACGTGGTGCTATGGAGATATAACGGAATGAGGTCGATACCGACATATCAAGTAAGTTAAGGAGGAATCCAACAATGTATAAGGGTTATGTGAACGCAGATTATACAATTCAGTTTTTCCATGAAATTGGTAATAATGGGGTTGCAATAGGTGTGCGGTCTGGCATAAAAAATGATCCTGCTCCGTTTGTGGTGTGGAATTATGCGTATGAGAACGGAGTTCCGTCATTTTATTGGGGCGCATATTCGGATGAAAAACGACAGGCTATAACAACATTTGTAGAAAAAGTACGAGTGTTAATGTCGGAGTTGGGCTGGCTTGCATGGAACGCATTGTCAGTGGAGGCATTGAAATGAATTATAAAAAGCTGTATGAGTGGGCGAGCAAAATACAAATGAATGGAAAACCGTCTCTCAACTATATTTTTCGCGATGCTGATGGCACATTTTCTGCGGTTAGTGAGTCTATGGGCTTTAACGTGTCATCACTTCCCGAAGGAATCCCGTTCAGAGAAGAAACGCCATTCTATTTGGCAAGTAAGTTGAAGCGAGATGCAGACTTGTACGATTACACGATATGTGATGCGCCACATCTGTACTGCATCAAGATTAAAGAGTGTAAAACAGGCGAGGTATCAGGTAAAACAATTCCTTATGTGATGGTTGACAACAGTATGTATAACGCAAGGTATGTCAAGCAGGCCATAGATATTATGGGCAAGAACGTACATTTTTTTAAAGGTGCAAATTGGTTATCTCCATTATTCGTTGTCGAGGATGAAACCTCTTGGACGGTACAGTGCATGATAATGCCAATAAGGTATGACAAAAACAAAATCGAGGAGGAATCGTAATGAATTATGAAATTCGCTCGTATAGTGCTGATGATAATTGGACAGTGACGACAAATTCAAAAAATGTTTCTGATATTATGAGCAAAATGGTAGAACGTGCTGGTCGAATATGTGAACGGTATGCCAGTGACATATTTTACAACTTGTCTGATTATGACAATGCCGTACAAACGGCAGAAAAATATGATAAGGTGCTGTGTTTTCGTGAAAACGGTGTAAACACTTGGGGTGTTCGTGACGATATGATACACAACACATATATTTCTTCAGAATTTATTCAATATTGGCGATTGAGATGGAATCCGAATACGGAGTACGGGTCTTTTATCAGAGTAGCCTTACGTCCAATCAAGGAGGAATAGGAAATGAATACAGATACATCAACTGCGCGGTTAATTGAAGCCGTCATCGACTACTGTGCGGAAGTGTGGAACGATGATGAAATTATAGATGTGCTTACGAACACTTTTGGTATGGACAAAAACGATTTTATCGACGCCGGTTATGAGAATTTTATTAAACAGTATTGGGAGGATTAAGCGCCAATGGACAGATATGACAATAACACTACACGGTTTATAAAGGCGGCGGTCACTTATTGCAGAGAGAATGATTGGAACAATATCGACATTGTGGCAGCATTGTGTGGCACGTTTGGAGTGTCGGCCAACCAGATCGCGGACGCAGGTTATCAGAACATAGTGCAGCAGTATATGAATGAGATCAATAAAGGCATAGACAGATATATTCTCGAACACGCCAAGAAGCTTATCACTGATTTTTGTCTGAAAGAATATAACTGCGAGGGTGATTTCAGTGATTTGACGTATATCAATATTGCTTACACCTGCACTTCTGACGAAGAAATCCCTATTCAGATTGTCGTTGACCTCGTGCATTGCGAAATGAAATGCTATTTAAGTGGCGAACTGTTTCGGACGCGGACATACGATTCGCTGGGCGATTTGACGGCTGCTGAATTGGAATACTTGAATTTTGATGAGTTGGTGTCATTAACAAATTGGGAGGGGGATTAAATTATGGGTTATTATAGTGAAGTTTCATTAACGCTCAAAAAAGCGGACGCTTTGGAATTGATAAGGAAAGCCAAAGGAGATGAAAGTGATGCACAATCATTGATAGCGGCAGCGGATAGTATTATCGACCAAGATCAATACGTTACCTTTTATTGGAATTTTGTAAAATGGTATGACACATTTTCTTCGGTACAGTTCATTACTCACTTCTATCATGGTGCAGACGAGTATAGTTTTAAACGTATTGGTGAAGATTACGGAGACATCGAAATTGATTGGAATGGCGATTACAGTGATATAGATGAGTTGTCAGAAGTGCGCCAGTCTATTGAAATCGCCCCCGGCAAACAGTTGTACGTGCGTGATATTTGGAAGGACGCTGAGGGGGAATAACATGAGAATATACATGGACACTGAGACGGCACAAATCATAACTGAGCAAGAACTGCGGACGGAGTTTTATGACTTACGAGCTGAACAGCCTGAAACCTATGATTATAGTTTTGAGTGCTATGTGCGGAACTGTTGCGGTAAAAACGGATTTCTTCAGGAAATGAGTGAGGATGCAGTGCGGTACGCTGTTGTGTCGCTGATATTGGGTGGTGCAGGACAGAGAGCAAGAGAGGTGGTAAGGGCATGGAAGGATGTAAAATACGTAATCATGCAGTAGAAAACGGGTGCCATTTTAGAGTGGCATTTTGTGAGGACGACAAATTTCATATCGACTGCATAGACGAATGGGTGTATAGCTATGGGCAATACTGCATGGATAAAAAGAGTATGCTATATGCCACGCTGGATGAAGCAATCAAATCTTTAGGTGCATCACGACGAGTTACAATCTTGCCGGACGGGACAGAGATTATACCCGATAGAGTGAACTATTCTGATGACCCGTTCATACCTTGGGACCCGAACATTCGCGAACTTTGGCCGGGTGAATATTAAATCTGTAAGGAATCAGAAAGGAATTGAATTATGTTTGGAAATTATCTTTGCATCAATGGTAAGAGAACGGAATTGACTGACGAACAGATGCGGCAGTTGGGTATTACACCTGTTGAGAGCGAAATAGCAAAAATGTCTCGCATTTCTAAAGCAGGAGAAGCGGCAGACCACTATAATGTACACGACACTATTGTAGTGGATGGTATTACATTTGAAATTGTGGGCATAGGTCACGATATAGACGCTTTAACTGGACGCAATAACACTATAACGCTAAGGCAGATAGACCATATAAAAAAGAGCCGCATGAATCCCGGTTCTTGTCCCAATGGATTTGCCGCTTCTGAACTGGATAAATCTCTTATAGAATCGCCCCAAAGTTGGATTCCTGAATCAATATTACCTTATTTGCGTCCAGTGTCGAAAGAATGTGTAACGTGTGACGGTAGTATTAGGGCTATGCCCCGCAAACTATGGGTGTTTTCTGAAAGTGAAATGTTTGGCAGTGCCATTTATTCACCGGCTGAGGACGGTCAGCGATATGAAGCATTCGCAACAAGCAAGGACAGAATCGTAAATAACGAGAACGGCTCCGCTTGTACGGTTTGGCTACGCTCCGCGTATGTCAACTCCTCCTTTTACTTTTGTATGGTCACCACATCTGGGAGCGCGAGCTATGGCCATGCCAAGTACTCGAATGGCGTGGGGCTGGGCTTCTGTATTTAATCTTTAATCGCTAATCCCCCGCCCCGCAAGGGGCGGGGTTTTCAATTCAAAAAGGAGTTAAAAATCATTTTAAATTATAGGGGGTTAGCACAATGCGAATTTATGCATTAACTCCAACAGGCTATGACCGTGCAAAATCCTTTTATGGGAAAGCACATATTATTGAGGAGAACGGCGAAGTCATTTTGCAGTCGTATGACACTTTTGTTTGCATGATTAACAAGCGCGGTGCATTTGTCCGGCTATGGGGTGGCTATTCTGCAACAACAATGCGACATATTAACGTATTTATTAAAATGTTTGGCATTGAGGGCGGCGGTAAAAAGTGGTGGGACGCGCTCCCTATTGAAGGAAGCAAACCCCGCGCCGCCGAATTAGTAAATGGGTAAAGAAAAATGACGTTTGAAATAGACCGTATTTTATCTATCAGGGTCATCGATCGGGACGAAAATGTGATTATGGAAATGACCCCATTCGATGCAAACCCAATAACCGTTGAAAACGGTAACATTATAAAGAAAGAGGAGATTCAAAATGGGGTGTATAATAAACTCTGATTTGTGGGAGTGTGACCTTTGCGGTTTTACAGAAGTATGGGACGATTTCGATGATATACATGGCGGCATGTGGGTCTGTCCCGTGTGCAATACTACATTCTGCTCGAAATGTTTTAAAGACAAATGTGGAATAACATCATGGACGCGGATGCTACTTGATGACGGTGCGTTGCTTTGCCCAGCTTGCTATGAAAAGCGGAAGGAGAATGTTTAAAAATGGAAAAAAGGCAGGGCTGGGTCTGTACAGATCCAGACTGCGTTCAGTTCCGCCGAGAAGCCCCCGAGAAGGGTGAGAAGGTTTTTGAACTGGCGCAGGTAAATCAGTACGGCTGCAACTTGTTCCGCGTGGCTCACGGATTCATCTATCTCAATGAAGATGTCGATGAAGATGAACGCGAGATACTGATTTCTATGTATGGCTGGGATGAAGACGACCTTGACAGTGATGGATTTAATGGGATACTGGCGGAGGCAGTGTTTGAGACATCCGCAACCGAATACGATACCTCCGCAGAGTACAATTCTTTCAAGGCAGCTATGCGTGCGTTGGGGCAACTTATTGATGTGGATGTCAGCAAATATCTGCAAATTTAAAATAAAAAAAAAGAGGGGTTAAAATGATTTACATTATTTGCTCTTGTGACATCTGGAAGATGTACAATTCAATGCGCATAATTACAGCAACGACTTCTGTTACAATATTAAAACAGCTTATCGCTCAGTTAATTGAGGACGGTACATTTGGTTATGAGGTTGCACAAAACCCGTATGGTAAAGATGCGGCAAGTTGTTTTCGTGAGGATTACAACAACCGTAATCTTCATGTAGGCGTGCTGAATGATGCCTTGATGTATGGATATATTAAAGTTGTTACTGATGGTGAAATTTAGGATTATGGGAAATGTGCGAAACGCTCGACTGAATTTGGTGTCTTTACATTGAATAGAAAGGGAGGGACCCGTCATGGCAAACGAAAATAAAACCTTGATGGAGACATTGATAGATGCTGGCTATCCACGCGAGGAGATGTACCATCATTGCTCAGATTTATATATTTTTTGGACACCAACAACAGTACGGATTGTTGATAGATGGTACAAGGAACGCGGCCTCAACAGGGCATTATTTGTTAAACAGTTCAAAGACCAGATTACGGGTCGGCTAATGTTGGATTGCGTTTTCCAGTACGGTGTGTACTGGGATGAGGTTGCAAAAAGAAAGGGGGCGATAAGAGGATGCCATATCAGAGAAAAACGCGTGACGTATGGAAGCTGATGGTAAATTATGGCTATGGAGACGGCTGGGAACACGAACTGACAGAGTTCACCATAGCTGAAGCGCGGCAACGGTTGAAGGAGTATAGAGAAAACTGCCCGCAGTACCCTGCCAGAATTGTTATGGCCAGAGAAAAAATTGAAAAAGATAAAAACTGAAATCAGAACAAAAGCAAAGAGGAACGCAATGTATAGCAAGATACGAGAAGTGTGTGAGAGTTTAGGATGGGAGTGGACAGATTGCGGTGATTTCATCGAATTAGAGAATTGGTCTCCTGCTGGTGAGGATTTGATTTTAACGTGTGATAAACGCAGTCTGACAGATGAAATTAGGGAATACGCCGTCACTTGGGACATTGACGAGCACGTAGAAATGTGGGTGCGGGCAAGACCGTCTGATTGGCACGTGCCAAGTGTACGTGCATTGTGTCGGGATGCGGAAGATATATATGAGATGTTGCGAGACTTGGCGGCGGCTGTGACAAAGTGCGAGGAGGAAACAAATGAGTGATTACATTAGTCGGAAAGCGCTTATAGACAAGGTGGAAAAACACTATTGTGCCCCATGTAAGCGGCGAGGCGGCGACCTTGACGGAGACCGGTGCCGTTCTTGTGTGATCAATAGTGTGCTTGAAAAGGTACGAAGAATCCCTGCCGTCGATGTTGCCCCGGTACGGTATGGGAAGTGGGTAATCAGAAATAAATAGAAGACGATGATTGGGGGACATTGCATGAATGGACTTGCTCTGTATAAGGAGGAATACAAATGATAGAACATATCCGCGATATAATTGCTTGGGGGTTAAATGAGGATTTTTGGAGTGAAGACAGTCTGTTGGCAGAAGGTTATTACAACACTTTTAACGAAGTGTTAAATTGCGAGGGATTCACAATATGGGATGACCGGCGTAACACCGTGTATATCACTTTGCAGAATGGCAAAGAGTATAAAATCACAATCGAGGAGGGAGAGGGATGTATCTAATGGAGTCAGATCTTTATGTTTGTGATATATGCGGATTTGAAGGTGGGTGGGATGACCATGATGATATACATGGGGAGTTGTGGGGTTGCGAACGGTGCGGTGGTACGTTTTGTACGAAATGCTGTATAGATACCATAGGGAAGAACGCATATTGGAAGATGATGCACAGTGAGGATTTGATTTTATGTCCTAAGTGTTATGGACAGGAGGATGCGGAATGATTCGTGTTGTTCAAGACTTAACTCGTGAGGAATTAGATGAACTTAAACAGAGTTATATTTGTGTGATGAAGGAGGGATCGGACGAGCCTGCATATTGGGACGATTTGGCAGAAGCGCCGGAATATATATCAGATGAAACGCTGTTTGAATATTATGACGGAATGGTATTCACGGACGATGATTTCTGGTGCAATTTAGAAAAGGAGGGATAAGCTATGAAACAGTACAACACGCAGGAAGAAGCTGTACGGGAGTGCGGCCCTAATGAAATCACGGTACAAATTGACAATGTTTGGGCGAATATGACGTGGGCAGAGTTTAGCTTGTGGGCAGCTACATATCAAAATCCATAAGGAATCAGAAAGCGTTTCGAAAAAGTGCTGCGTGTGGTAAGAGTAATATGGTAAAATAGGCAAGGAGGCAAATGTGAGATGACGTTCAAAATGGGTGAATTAAATCTGATTAGTGTCGCCAACTATCTGGGTTATCTTGAAGGTAAGGGGTTGATAGTCATTGATGAAGAAGAACAGTTGTATGGCTTAATGGAGGCAATAGATGAGGATGTAGACAAGGCTGCACGATGTCTGCTAAGTTCGTTTGACTTCTATACAGAGGTTGAAGCCGCTATTAAGCGAAACTATGTACCACCGACAGAGTAACATCAATTCTACGCTGTTTTTGCAGTGCCCAGTGTCACAAAAATGGACTTAACATATCTGAGACGATAAATCCTACGACCAAAAAGAAAGGTCTTTCAAACACAGTAAACAATCAGGAAAAACGAGGTAAAAACGCATGGCTGTTTTAGAGTTCAAACCACGAATTGTAACGCCGTCGAGGATTTTGATTTGCCCTCAGTGCGGATATGAAAATGATGGCGACCACAAATTTTGCGGACAGTGCGGGTTCGGTTTGATACCTACGCCACGCACCACCAAACAACGGTATGTGCCTAAAAGTAAACATACTAAAGTGCCGCTGAAAACATTGGAGGAAATCAATGCGTTTGAGCAAACATTGTTAAACGCGCCGAGAAAAAAGACAGCGTATAGAAATGGGGTGTTGTTCCGCACGGGAATTAGCATTGGACTTCGAGCTGGGGATTTGGTAAAATTAAAGGCGAACCAATTCTTCAAAGCTGACGGTTCCCCCCGCGATGCACTATATGTCATTGAACAGAAAACAAATAAAGGCAGAGAGATTAAATTGGATAGCAGACTGGCAGATATGGTAGCCAGATACGTGGAGGATTTAAAAATTGGTTCAAACGACTATTTGTTTTGGAGCCAAGATAGCACCGGCCACATATTGCGTAAGAGTCTGAATGATAATATTATTCGTCCAGCAGCGCAGAGATTGGGGTTGGACACACGGCTGTATGGTTCGCACACACTGAGGAAAACGTATGCATATCAATTTTACACACAAGCTAATGCGCTTAGTCGAGAGCGTGGGTATAGAGCGTTGTCCATGCTATGCAAGGAATTAGGGCATAGCAGTGAAGCGATTACCCTGTGTTATATTGGTATAGACAAAGAAGAAGTGTGCGAAATTTGTGGATTAACCGCTGATCAATATGATTGGGGGTTCGCTGAAGCGTTACGAGAAGAATTTAATGAGGAGGAATAAGAGATGGATAAACAGCCATTCACCGACCAAGATTTAAAGAATTGGGCGAAGTTTTTAGCTATTTGTGCCGCTGTTTTATTGTTGTTGTATTTTATTGTTCCTGAAGACGATAGAGCGTGTATACTGTTTTTTTGGGTTTGTTATGGCGTGATATGCTTGAGTCTTCTATGTGGGATTATAGGTTGCGGTGTGATTTCTGATGAAGAAGCGCAAAAAAGAGCAGAACAAGAGAAGAAGGAAAATGAATTGTATGAAGATTGGAATACATGGTCAAAGGAAGATACACGCAAATGAAAAGATGTTTCAATCCATGCCAGGACTTCCAGCGACATTATTATCAGAACGGTGCGCCGCTGCCGGAGGTCGTTGAGGAAAATACTCAGTGGTATTATTGTGGCGTGATTAAGGAGTTGGGGATATAATTGATTGGTTGGGAGGTAAAATATGTATGTTTGCTTGCTGAATCCGTATGGAATAGATAACGGAATAAAAATATGGTATCGTAAGCAAGGTGATGGTTGTTTTGATTTTGTATCTTCCAAGGAATTTGCATCACCACTAACTAAGGACGACGTGCTGAATATTATGTGCTATGCGGATTGGTACAAACAACAATATAACGCCAGTGCAATCAGGATAGAAGAATAAAAAGGTTTGTCATATAGCAGCATAGGAGGACACAGAAATGGCAAAGGCAACAGCGGAATGTACTTGCAAAACTTGCGGAAAAGTATACATAGCAACTAAAATTTGCCGGAATCGCCGTGATGCCGATGAGTGGGAGCAGTGGGCGACCGAGCATTATGATGAGTGCTCCGAATGCTACAAAGCTCGTCAACAGGCAGAGCGGGAGGCGGCCAACGAGAAGGCGGCGCAGGAGAGTAGAGCAGTAGACTGGCCTGAATTGAGCGGGTCGTCGAAACAAGTGGCGTGGGCAACTACAATCCGCAAAGCAAAAATAGATGAGTTGATGGCCCGCGAACCCACCGACACGGGGTTGCGCTACATAACATGGATTCTACAAACTCATACCGACGCAAAATATTGGATAGATAATCGAGATTGGTCGTTGTGCGGCCAGTGGGGTGTCAAATTGTGGGACGAATGGCAAGTCGCGGCCAATGTTGAACAATCACCATAATCTGTCCGCTTTAGAGGGCATGAGGGTAAGGAGGGGTACGAAATGTACGGAACAATCATTATTAAAATCGGATTGGTGCAGGCTCAGTTCAAGACATGGGCACATGATAGCATATATGACTTTCTGACCGACCACGGTTATAGCCACGATATAGCTGCGGATGTTGCGGGCTGGGCCGACCTCGCCTCGGTTGGCGAGGAATATGAGCTTGATGGTGCTGTAATCATTATTGCCGATTAACGAGAGGAGTGAGTGATACATGACAATGATACATTATGACACGTATGACGAGGCGCTTGAAAATTGCCGTGGTGATGAAGTGGTAGTTGAGGTTGATGGCGGCTGGGTTGTAATGTCTGCAACTGATTATCGCGTCTGGGTGATGCAGAATTAACGGAGACGAGCGAGGAATAGCAAATTCTAACAAACCTAAATCCACAAGGAATCCAAATTCAAACCAAAATAACACTGGCAAATAGCCGGTGTTTTTATTTTAGAAAGGAGAATCACATGACAAATAAAGAAAAGGCTTTGGCGTATATTAAGCAGATGAGGTTGATCGGTATGGACTCACAGGAGTTCACAAATGATATGGTGTGGATGTCAGTGCAGGACAATGATCAGGCTCGCAGCGGAGCGATGTTTCGGCTGGACGATGATGTGCGCCGCAAGATCAACGAACTGGAACAGAGTGGCAGCATTGTATGGCATATTATACAAGGCACGTACCGTTTTTGGAATGAACCTGAAATTGGAACCGCAACTGATAAGGAATCTGAAACGACCGAGGGCGAGACCCCTGCACCCGCACCTCTGCCGTACACAGATATACGTTTCACGACCTATCTATTGGCCACAGATGAGGATGGCGACACGCTGGCAGAATACGACGCCAAACAGTTCTATGCTTTCGCTTGGGTTGAAAATGAGGATATTCCTGAACTGTCTGAGTACGGTACTGTCATCATTGAGAGATGTAACGGCGGTCTGTGGCGCGTAGGTTAATTCTACGGTCGAATTTGAATAACTGGGCACTGAAAATTGGACTTGGCGTATCACAGTAGATAGATCGGTTGGCTAAAACGGAACCTCTTTCATTGAATGAGTAGATAGGCAAAAACAAACTAAAAGCGCATGGCAATAAACGGGTGCGGGATACTCGATTGCCGGATAGGAGGGTATATGCAGCTCGGAGATAGAGTTATTCACAAAGGTCAGCATAATAATGTGGGGACGGTCACACAGTTATTGAAGGGCGATTTGCTTATAGCGTGGGATGCAGGTGGGTTTGAACGCACCCAGAGCGGAGCGCTGTATACAGTGGGCTACGACCCTAAGATGGGGGACAATAAAGGTGTGTGGCACGCACCGAAAACCCAAGCGCAAAATTTTCTCGACTTTGTTCGTACTTCGTGGTAAAATTAAAAGAAAGGCGGCATTTTTATGAATAATCAGCGCAGAGCAAATCTGAGAAACGCACAAGCTACACTCCGCAAGGCACAGGAATTGATTAAAATAGCGTATGACATTGTAGAGGACGCTAAGGGCGAAGAAGAAGATTGTATGCTTTGTATGCCGGAGAATTTGCAGGAATCAGACAGATATTATAAAATGGAAGATCGAGTAGACAGCATGGAAGACATCTTACTGAACATAGACACGCTTGATGATTCAGTGGATGAAATTGTAGACTCAATTGACACGGTAATGTAAAGGAGGTGGTTGTATGCTCAATCCAAAGGTCAAATCATCTGGCGAACGTGTAATAAGGGGTGTGGTGGCTGGTGCTATGCTGGGCGCTGGTGCTGTTTCAGCCAAACAGGAGCAAAAAAGAAAAGCACAGGACGCAGAGCGCCGAGGATTGCTGCGCCGTCAGGATGTCTATGAGGCACATATACGGAAACAGGTTTATTTATCTCGGTTTGCTGACGACGATTTTAGCTGGGTTCCTGAAAAGTTCCAAGAGGACCTGAAATGTAGCTATTGTTTGCAGCAAGCCTACGCCGCTGGTATGGCCGATAGGGAGTTAATGGCAGACGGGTTTATGCCAATGAGCGAACAGAGTTGGGACAAGAATTGGAGTGTCTATACGCACAATCCATTTATCGGGTTTATCGAGGCACACAAAGAGTTCCGCAAAGATATTCAGAATCCCAAATGGCCTGCAATGTCAAAGTGGAATCTCACCTTGGAGGGTTATAAGAGGTTTTTCCCTGAGCGATTTGATGAAAATGGCCAGCCTATACGAAAGTAAAATCCATAAGGAATCAACATTAGATCGGCATTGCCGGTCTTTTTTAATGCGAATTTGCATTGCCGCTGGGTGTAGCATAGAGATGGAGGTGGTGAGCGCATACTACATCCTATGATAATAAGTCGGTTGGCGCAAATACGCACAGAGCGTCATATCACAACAGCAGCGCTGGCGAAGAAGTCAGGCGTTAGTCAGTCTACAATTACACGTATCGAAAACAATATGGAAGACCCGCGACTATCGACTTTGGTGGCTATTGCGCGGGCATTGCACGTCACTATCACAGATTTGTATACAGAAAAACACTGGTAGATCAGGTTGTTGGGTTTTGTCAAGGGGTTATTTAGCATATCACTTGTTGACTAAAGTATCCTATAAAGATATAATTACAGACACATCACAAAATAATATCGTGGGAGGAAACAATAATGCAGGCATTACAAGTTAGCAAATTGCAGGCGCATCCGCAAAACGAGTATTTCTTTGATGAAATGAGTGGACAGAAATGGGAAGAATTTAAGGAAAGCATAAAAACCAGTGGGGTTATTGAGCCTATTGTGGTTACGCAGGACTTAATCATTGTGTCCGGCCATCAGCGAGTGCGGGCTTGCAGGGAATTGGGAATTGTCACCATACTTGGCGAGGTCAGGCACTATGACAACCACGATGGTAGGTGTGCTGAAGATTGGGTCATCAAGGATTTGATAGAAACCAATGTGCGGCAGAGAGGCAATATAGGCGGCAGTGAGCTGAAGGCAGTACATCGGGTGGATGAGCTGCGGCGTATATATAAGGTAGATGGAGGTGGTAAACATAAAAGTTGTGACAATGTAACAACTTCGGGTGAACCTGTGACAGCAGAGGAGGCTTGCAAAGCTGCCGGTATTGATTATGCTTCGTATAGGCAATTCAAATCTTTGTCCGATCTGATCCCAGATTGGCAGGAGTTGTTGGATTCCGGCAATGTATCTGCCAGCGTCGCTTCACGTATCATAGGCAAGCTATCAGAGGACGAGCAGGAGCAGCTTTATAATGCTCTGCCGGTGAAGGAGCGTATCACAGCCAAGCTCACTGACAAATATTTGTGTCAGATACGGCAACAGCAAGTTGAAATGGAGCAAAAGGAAAAGCAATGGCAAGGTACTAATGCGTCGCTTACCAATAGGCTTAATTTGATTGTGGCGAAGAATAATGAACTGGATGACCGTATTACTGAGCTTAAACAGAAGGGTGATCCCGACCTGGTTGCCAAAATAAATAAACTGCAAGAAGATTGTAGACGGGCTTACGAGAACTACCAGAAGGCTAACAGCGAAAATTATAATCTGAAGTGCAAGTTGCAGGATTCGCAACAGAAAATCAATGAGGCTAACGGGTATATTCAAGAGTTGTTAGAGCAAACAGAAGCGTTGGAGGACAATGCTTTGACTTCTGAGCAAATGCGGGAATTGACTAATCTTCGAGCCGAGAAAAAGCGGCTGGAAAGGGAACTGGCGCGACAAGAGCCGACACCCCTTGCCGAACCTGTCATGCCGTCATATACTATGGGTGGGCTTAAAAAGTTCTTGTGTACGACCAAATCCGAATTGGAAACTTATCTTAATTCTAAAACCTTAAATCTTAATGCTGAAGCTGGTGATAATGATTATATAAAGGAAATGATTGGCGAACTCGTTCCGCTTGCTTTGCACGTTAAGGATAAGGTGTGTACTTTAGTAGCGTAAGGAGAGAATATATGGTCGTAATAGATGTCGCTCAATTTGAAGAGCGCGTGCGCCAGCATCGGTTGTGGATAGAGCAGAACGGTCAAGGCCAGCAATTAGTATTGCGGAATTGTGTGATAAGCAAGATAGACGCCTCCCATCAAGATTTGCGTTATGTGCAATTCATTGATTGTGTTTTTATCAAGTGTGATTTTGTAGCGTGTAATTTCACTAAGGCGGTGTTCACAGGATGTACATTAGCGAGGTGTGTTAGCTTTGTACACTGTGATTTGCAAGAAGTAAATTTGTGCCATGCGAATTTGTATACTTGCAAATTTATTCTTTGCTGTGGCTTAGAGACTGCGATTGTTAATGATAAGACGCTTTATTATCGTCCTCAATGTCCCATGAACGGCAGCTTTATTGGGTACAAGGGGGCATGGTGCTATGATCCAGATCTGCATATATGCCCCGTATTGGTCACACTTGAAATTCCAGCCGATGCGTACAGAAGTAGCGCAACTACTCGAAAATGCCGATGCAATAAGGCGATAGTATTAGATGCTTACACCTTGTCTAATGGTCAACAGCTTCCCGATGCAGTGCCGATCCATAGTACATATAATTATGCTTTTATGTATACAATTGGGCAAACACTTCAAGTTGACGATTATGATACAAACAGATGGAACGAATGTTCTACCGGTATTCATTTTTTCATGGAGAAGGAGGATGCGCGTTTGTGGATAGAGTCATGGATAAACGATTATTTGTTTTAAAAGGAGGTGATGAGGAATGGCAACTGAAAAACTGAGTATGGGCATTGAAATAGACAAGGCTCTGATAGAAAAGAATGTAAGCGACGCTGTGTGCATAGCAATCGCTGATGCGTTGGGCGATAAAACTGAATTAGTGCGCAAAGCTGTGCGGGCGGTTGTCGCCAGCTCGGTAAATGAAAGAGGTGAACCATGTTCTTCGAGTTCATATCGGGCGCAACCGTATTTGCGGTGGTTGGCAACTAATGCTATCAAAGATACTGTGTCTAAGGAAATAGCCACAATGATTGACAATAATCAAACAGCCTTTTCGGCTATGATTAGAGCGGAGCTTAATCAGCCTGCGGTCCAAGACATGTTAGCCAAGAATTTCATAACGGCCATATTAAACGCCAGTCAGACCGGTTGGCGTATGCCGGTCACTGTGTCGTTCGAACAAATAAAGGAGGATTAAAAAATTTCATGTTATTTAATATGGTATGTAACAAAAAATCGGGGGGGGGGGGGTATCCTTTGATATACAAATAGCTTCTTTGCTCCCCAGCGCAGTCGTTGATGGTCAGGTAGTAGTATTAACTGCTACTATACCTGAAACGATTTATTTTTCTTATGTCAAGCCCGCTGAACCCGCTAATGGCGATTTGTGGGTGCATACAGTAGATGGTGGCGGCTATCAGCTTAATGTGGCCGGTGAACAAAATTTAACTCTGACTCCCGGACTCACAATGCAGTATAACGGTTCGACATGGGTGTATTGCAACGCTTATATCGGAGTGGCGGGTGTGTGGCAGTTATTCAGTACCAATAGTCCGTTCTCGGCGTTGACGTGGGAACAAATCATTTCTATATGTAATAGCGGTGAATTGATAACGAATTTCAATGGGTTTACACTTAAAGCGGCCAAGAATGTGACGTTTGGTTCTGAAACTGTTGCGGTTGAATTATGCGGTGTACGTACCGATGCTCGTACTGATGGCGGCGGCACAGGCGGTAAGGCTGCGGCAACCTTCTTTATGAAGCAGTGCTTTTCTGCCAGCGCTCAGATGAATAGTAGCAACACAAATGAGGGTGGCTGGGGTGCGTCTCGGATGCGTTCTACGACTGTACCTTCATATCTCACTTTGTTGCCCGCAGAATTACAGGCAACGAACGGCATTAAGGCTGTTAATAAGGTAAATAATAAGGGCGCAAATCCTACATCAGATAGGCTGTGGCCGGGGTCTGAGTATGAAATTCTGGGTGTAACTTCTTACTCCGGCACGCAAGAGGGTGTCAAGTACACTCGGAGTAGTAACATCTTTACACAGAACGGCTCCGCTTGTACGGTCTGGCTGCGCTCCGCGCGTGTCGGCGACTCCAATTACTTTTGTATGGTCGACACATCTGGGGGCGCGAGCGGTGGCAATGCCAGTAGCTCGGATGGCGTGGCGCTGGGCTTCTGTATTTAATCGGAAATAGGCGCTTGCAAAGCGCCTTAATCCCCCGTTGACTTCCCCGTTAGGGGAAGCAACGGCAGGCGAAAATATGAAAGGAACAAACAATGTCAGTATATGCAAGCAAACGTAAGAAAAGTAATGTACAGTTTTTAGATACTGCCATGGATTTGTGGCGGTATAGCCGTGCTAAGGCGTTAAAATTTCCTAAACGTCGCACATTTTATGGCGGGGCCAGAATCAACGAATTAGCGGCGCATTGCTGCAATTATGTGCGTGCCGCTAATGGTGTATATGTAAACAACCAAGCCCAGCTTGATGAGCGCACCCGTTATTTGAACAAGGCGTATCAATGCCTGCAAAATCTATATGATGAAATTACTTTAGCTTACGAAGACTGCATTATCTCTTTAAACGCCGAAGAAGCATGGATAGCTATGATCCATAAGGAAATGGAATTGATTCAAGGTGTTAAAAAAACTGACAAAGCGCGTTTCCTTAAACAAAAAGCTGGTAAGACTTCCTCGTAATTGTGTTTAGGTTTTAGGCTGTATAGCATTTGCTCCGCTTGTACGGTTTGGCTACGCTCCGCGAATGTCAACAACTCCAATAACTTTTGTATGGTCAACACATCTGGGAGCGCGAACAATGACAATGCCAATAACTCGAATGGCGTGGCGCTGGGATTCCATTTTATGTCCGACGTATTAACTTCTTTTAGAAGCGAACTCAGTACAACAAATAGAAGGAGCCTAAGACCTTCCTGTAAGGGTAAATGTGATTCTTTGATGAAAGCGACCGGACGCTGCTTGCATGGACAGATGATACGTGCTCTCTCTGTTTTCATGGTCGCAACTATGTGGCTGCAACACGTTATAGCCATACGAAGGATTTTTATGACAAGTGAAGAACGGCATGAACTGCGGTATCAACGCCGCAAACAATATCGAGAAGCACAACGCGCCAAGCGCAATGCGGCTGTCGGTAACTTTAATGAGATTTTCTCAATGGAGCACTTATACAAAGCATGGAAGGCGTCGCGCAAGGGCGTAGGCTGGAAGTGCAGCGTGCAGGAGTATAAGGCTAATGCGCTGGACAATATCTACTGCGATAGGCAACGCCTATTAAACGGAACATATCGCAGTAAGGGGTTTGTAGAATTTGATTTGATTGAACGCGGCAAACCGCGACATATCCGCAGTGTTCATATTTCGGAAAGGGTAATTCAACGTTGTCTGTGCGATTATGCTTTGATACCACTTCTTAGTAGCACCTTCATTTACGATAACGGGGCATCTCTGAAAGGCAAGGGAATTGACTTTCAGATGCAACGCCTTGCCAAACATTTACATCAATACTATAATAAGTATGGTACAAATGAAGGTTATGTACTCACGTTTGACTTTTCTAAATACTTTGACTCTGCCAATCATGCGGCGGTATTTCAGGAGTTACGCCGTTGTATCACAGATCAAGATGTGCTCCGGCAAACCGAATATTTTATCAAACAATTTGGTGATCAAGGATTAGGGCTGGGAAGTCAAGTCTCACAGATATGTGCCTTAGCACTCCCTAATCGTATCGACCATTTTGTGAAAGAAAAGTTGGGCATTAAATATTATGCGCGATATATGGATGATGGGTATATGATTCATCCAAGTAAGCAGTATTTAACTTTGTGTTTATATCAGTTGCAAGCCGAATGTGATAAGTTGGGAATTAAGTTAAACCCTAAAAAGACGCAGATTGCTAAGCTGAGTAACGGTGTGAATTTCTTAAAGGGGTTGTATGTCTTAAACAAACATGGCGGTGTGTGGCGAAAACTTAGTCCAATATCAGTGACAACTATGCGGCGCAAATTAAAGAAATTCGCTCGATGGTTAGCGGCGGGTCGAATGAGTTTAGACGACATTCGGGTGTCGGTTGATTCGTGGGCAGGCCATGCTCACCGCTTTCACGCATATCGTAGTATATGCAATATCAAACAACAATTTAGGGCGGTGCAAACCGCCCATTGCATTGAGGTGTCGCCAAGTGGTAAAGGCATCAGACTTTGACTCTGACACACGCAGGTTCAAATCCTGCCACCTCAGCCAGCGGGCAACCGCATTGACCTCCCCTTAATAGAGTTGACAACAGGGAACAGACTTGTGGCAGCTCGGAAAGACGGGCATCACGCTCAAGTGGTGGAACGGCATACACAACAGACTTAAAATCTGTCGGCAAAAGCCTTGCGGGTTCAAATCCCGCCTTGAGCACCAGTAGTGAAAATTGAAAGGTAGGTGATGGCCCTTGTGGAGAATTTAGCGGAACGTAATATTGACGCTATTCTCAGTATTCTTACTGATGTGCAACAACGGTATAGATTGAATGAGGATATATACAAAGAAGCCAATGATGAAATTCAAGACATTCTGCATGACATAGAATTGTCCAATCCGAAGAATGCTCGTGATGGGTATGCGTGTTATAAGTCATTACGTGAGGCCAGAATCCGCAGGCGACAGGCTAAAGAAGAAAACGAAGTTTTAAAAGGGTTGTATGATTTTACTCAGACGCAAAACACTTTGGCATCTAAATTAGCACAGATTAAAGGAGATTCACGGAAGATTGTAGCTAAACAACAGAACCAAGTGTATAGCGCACGAGTACCAAATAACCCGGCAATACCAGATATTCAACAGCAGACTAAAGAAGGGAAGTGGGGTAAACAATGAATGAATTGCAGAAGGATTTGCAAAAAGTGGCGTAAAGCTCCTTGCTTGAACTGTGGGGATATAAGCCACACCGTTTTTGTATCTGCTGTTGGCGGTGTGCCATTGTCAGTCATCAAGCAGTACATAGAGCATCAGAAAAATGTGTGAGGTTCTGAAATGGAATATAGCTACAAATTCCGTATCTATCCCAATATCGCACAAGCACAACAGATACACCGGACATTTGGATGTTGTCGTTTTGTATGGAACCACTATCTTGCGCAGCGAATAGAAGCATACAGGGAAACAGAAAAATCTCCCACACGATTCATGCAAGACAAAGACCTAACATCTCTGAAGAAACAGGAGAAAACCATCTGGCTACGGGAAGTTGACGCAACTGCCCTACAATCCTCTCTACAGGATTTAGATATAGCCTATCAGAACTTCTTTCGGCGGGTCAAAAAAGGTGTGAAACCCGGATACCCAAAATTCAAAAGCAAACGAAACCATCGACAAAGCTATAAGAGCAAGTGCGTTGGCGCAAATATCAAAGTATTGGAAGGCGCTGTACAGCTCCCCAAGCTGGGAAAGGTAAAATGCCGGATCAGCAAACCTGTAGAGGGGCGTATTTTGTCCGCAACCGTCAGCCAGACCCCAAGCGGAAAATATTTTGTAGCCCTGTGCTGTACAGATGTTGATATGGAGCCGCTGCCATCTACAGGGGCGGTTGTCGGTATTGACATGGGTTTGAAAGCATTTGCAATTACCTCTGATGGTGTAGAGTATCCGAATCACAAGTACCTTGCGAAGTCTGAAAAGAAGCTGGCGCGTCTCCAACGGCAACTCTCCCGAAAATCAAAGGGGAGCAACCGCTGGGAAAAGGCCAGATTGCAGGTAGCACGGCTTCACGAACATATTGCCAACCAGCGGCAGGACGCAGCGCACAAACTGTCCACACAGCTTATCCGTGAAAACGACGTCATCTGCATTGAGGGCTTGGCTCCGAAGAACATGGTACAAAACCACCGTTTGGCGAAGCCCATCTCCGACGCCGGGTGGGGCGAGTTCCGCAGACAGTTGCAGTACAAGGCCAAATGGTATGGGAAAACCGTGGTCACGATAGACCGCTTCTACCCCTCCAGCCAAACTTGTTCCTGCTGCGGCGCACAGTGGTCAGGCACGAAAGACCTGTCCGTGCGCATCTGGACTTGCCCGGAGTGCGGTGCTGTCCACGACCGGGATATAAACGCCGCGAAGAACATTTTGAACGAAGGGTTGCGCCTGCTGGCGTAGCTAATATATACGGTAGGGCGGGACACGCCCGAACCTATACGCTCGGAGACACCGTGTAAGACCTGCCTATTTGGTGGGCTACGGTCAGCGAACCGAGAATCCCCTGCCTTTAGGCATGGGGAGTGTCAAGAGCAAAAGGAATTGCATTATTTATGTGCAATAAATCTCACACGATATGATAGGGAGACACTAAATGCTAAAGTGTAAATACTTTTTGAAAAATGTAGCGGAAACATTTTGTGATATAGCCCTTTATATATTCGTTATTGTGCTATACATCGTAGCACCGTTGGGCCCGATATTCGTAGGTATATTCACTGACAACATAGTATGGGGGGTTACAACGCTGTTTGTTGGTACTCCGTTACTTATAGCGATTGCGGTAACGATCAATGATGATATAAGCGATGTTTAAGAAGGTTGTCGCACTAAAAAGGTAACTGAAATATTGTGATATGTGTGGACAAAAAATTGATTGGGAGGATTTGGTTAATGAAAATACTTAGAGCGGGTATAATTGATAAAAAAGTTAAGCGATTCATCTGTTCATCGTGCGGATGTGAGTTTGAAGCCGATTCATCGGAATATGAGATGTGTTCACAAATAGCCTATATACATGATGGCATCAGCGTACAGTGTAGATGCCCGTGTTGCAAACAAATGGTTTTTTGCAGTGACTTTTAACGAGGAGGTAACATGACCAGATACGAGCAAATTATATCCCTGAACAAGCAAGAAATGGTGAAGTTCATCACTGATTGTACTAATATGTGCGAATATTGCCCATGTAGCCTGGTGTGTATGGAAGGCGTGGCAAACACCAAATGTACTATGCTGTTGAAATGGTTGGATTCTGAAGGTAATCTTGACGACTATATGATGGAGGTAGAATGAAAGTTTATGAGCTTATGGCCATTCTCGGCCAATTCCCCGCTGATGCGCCAGTATCTATCTGGACGTTTCTTGCGCCCTCTGATATGACGTATGATGAAGATGACGATATATATGAGGTCAACATGTTTACTTTTGACTGCGATATAGACACCAACGGTGTGGTGAGTATCGGGTAGACCCCTATCCACGATCCCAAGAAAATGATATAGTGTATCTGTTCGTTGCACTTCTAATTTATATTTTTTTTTGCCCAGAAAGGAAAAGTGAATATTGCTAACTTATAAAGAGTTTGAAGAAGTCATGCTTGAAATTAAAGCATGGTTTGATAGGCTTGACGCCGTTAATGCGTGCGGTCTCTGGGTGTGGGATTGGTCGCAAGGCGGTTGCGCTCATGTTGCTGTTGATATGCTAATGCGCGTCATGCATGACACGGACAAATGGATTGAATATTTTATTTTTGAAAAAGATTGGGGTCGTAATACTGAGCTGCAAGCAACATGGGACGACGGCACTCCAATACCCTTGCACACATTAGAAGATTTATACAAATTGTTGTGTGCTGTATGTTGCGAGGATTAAAAATTGTAAATAAATACAGAAAGGATTAGGCAATGAAACACTATTACTACTCGGAGGTTCTGCATCAGATGTTTGACAGTGAAAAAGAATGTCTGAAAGCAGAAGAAAAGGACAAGAATGAGAAAGCTGAACGTAAACGGCTGGGTGATGAGCGGGCAAAACGCTGGGCAGAAGTAGAGGAGGCTAATAAGAAAGCGTATGAGCTACGTCGCCAATACAATAAAGACTACCCTGATAACGATGGTCTGTTGAACCTCATATCCTTTTTCGGGAACCCTTTCAATTTTTAACAGGAGGTATTTGATTGAACACTTTTAGCTTTATTGCCAACATTGCACTTGGTAAAGAGACCGATAAGTTTAAACCCTACGAGGAAAAGAAGTTTAATAGCGGCTGGATTAACCGCACTCTCAAGTTTAACGCCGTTGCCGGTACAAACCGCATCATGTGTGAAATCAAAGGCGGTAGTTGGGAAGATGGTCATGGCACAATTAAAACATTCGCCCCTGGCACAGTTGATGACGCAGGCAAGCGTGTTAAGGGCGAACCGATTGAAATACCGTGGAAAGATCGTACTTTGCAGAGTAACATCGACCAAGTAGCACCTTTCCGCAAATTCATTGTTGACCTTGAAGAAATGGGCAAGCGTAAATTGCTTCAGCGTATTGTGGAGGACGGCGAAGTAACCGATGAGACCTTAGCTGAAGCCAAAGTGGACAGTCTGGAAGCTGCTCAAGCGGCACTGGAAAAGAGTAAAGCCAAGCGGCATGAGTTCTTATCCGAATGGGACTTTGCCGCTTTTGTATATAAACTGCTGAACAATGAGGCGGTAAAAAATCTGAAGTGCAGGGTATCTGGCAATCTGGTGATGACTGAGTATGAGGGTAAGTTCTATCAGCATTATGAAGTTACTCGCATTATGCGTGCGGCGGCAGATGCCGAGTACGACACCGAGGCAGTCATCACCCTAAACTTTGGTCAAAATGCAGTTGATGACGGCAGTGTGGAGGAAAAGGGCAAGTATTACATCAACGGATATACTTTTGATTATGACTCTCAGCGCAAGCAGAAGATTCCTTGCCCCATTATGCTGACTCTGCCGGTTGGCACAGACGCTAAGAGCAAGGCTTATGCGGAACTGCTCAAAAAGAACTTCACCATCAATCCTGTCGATGGCAACATTTGCAAGGAATTAGCGGTTAAGGTGGAGTGCGTAGACGGGGCCGAGCGACTGGAACTGACGGAAGATATGCTCAGTGACAATGAAAAGGAACTGCTGATGATTGGCGCTGTGACGATGGATGAGCTGGTGCGTGATCGCGGCAAGCAGGTCTACGGAGACCGCATACGCGAATTTGTTATCACCGGCTTTGCTCGTGGCTGGCTGAGTGGCGCAAGATTGACTGCCTATCACGAAGAAGATTTTGTACTACCTCCTCTGAATAAGGTAGACACTGAAGCACTGGCGAATGAACTGTTTACCGACGATGAGGACGATATTATAATTTAAGGAGGATTTAAATGGCGTTTTGTAAGCCCAACATCAATAGCATTTCTACTGATATTAGAGACCTGTCAATATATATACGCACAATCAAAAAGTTTGGTAAATCCACTCTGTTCCGCGACGTTATCATGGAAAAATACAATGACCCTTCGTATGGTCTGCTGATTTCCATTGGCAAAGAACGTGGCGATAAACTGCTGGACAATTTGAATCGTGTTCACGTTGATACCTATAAAGAATTTATGGAACTCAAGCAGTGGCTAATCACTACCAAGGGCAGTGAACATCATATTGAGATTATAGGCTTTGATACCTGCGATGAACTGTTCCCCATTTTTGAGGCAGAAGTTATTCGCAAGTACAATGTTGAGGAAAAACCCGCCAAGCTCTGTACTTCCATTAAGGCAGCATACGGTGGCTATAATCGTGGTGTTGAAGAAACCGCCAGTATGGTTAAGAATTATATGAGCGATCTTGATAGGGCTGGTTTTACGCTGTGGGCCATTGCGCACACCAAATATAAGAACATTAAGCAGAAGGGCGATATGACCGATGGTTATATGCAGCTCACTTCTAATCTGGTGGCAAACTATGAGGCCATACTTGGCGACATTTTTGACATGACGCTGACCGGCATCATTGACCGCGAACTGGAAGAAGAAGAAATCGACATCGGCGGTCAGAAGAAGACCAGACGGCACGCTACTGATGCAATCCGCAAGCTGTACTTCCGTGGCACTAATCTGATAGATGCCGGAGGGCGTTTTGCCGCTGGCGCTGTGCCAGAGTATTTGGTGTTTGATGAACCCAATATGGCTAAAAAGTTTATTGCCACTATCGAGCGCGGCATGGAGCAGTCTAAGTCGGAGTACGTAGTCGCTCCCACGCCCATTGAAGTGTCGGGTGCGCCTGAGCCTGTGGAAGCCGATGAAATAGATGTGGAGGTCCTGAAACAGAACATACTTAATCGCTTTAAGGCGGCTTCTCGTGACACGAAGCTGGCGATTAAGCATACCTTGCAGGAGTACGGTCACGAGTCTCTGGGCGAAGACATAGCAGTTGAGGTGCTTCAGAAAATCAACGGGATGCTTGACTGATGTTAGTCAAGTGCCGAGCCTGCGGAGCTAAAATAGACCGAGCCACCGCCTACAAGGTGGTTACTGGCAAAGTCAATCAATATTACTGTAATTTAGCCGAATTTACTGATTGGCAACAAGCAAAAAAGAAGGTTTCAGACAACAAGGATAGATTATACCAGCTTGTTAATGAGGTCTTTGGATACAATGTTACTAATTCAATTTTGTACAAAGAAATGCAGGAGGTAGCCATTAAATATGACTACCCTCTGTTGTCTCAGTACATTACAGAAAATAAAGCATACTTGAGCAAATCCATGGCCAAGGATTTTGTGTCCGAATATGCGCAGATTAGATACTTTATGGCAATCATACGGAACAATATGGCCAGCTTTATACTTAAACAAAAGGTAATACCTGATAAAGCTACAGAATTTGAGTTTTCCAGCCATCACTACCAAGCGTCCAAAAAACGGCAAGGTTTTGCAACAATAGAATAGGAGTGCATTATGGGCAAGTTTATCAGCGGATGTGAAAAATACCCTAAAGAACTGCTGGAAGGCAGACAGACCATTGAGGGTTCTGTAATTGCCTGCATTGCCAAAGATTTGCTCTTATTAGACGAGTGTGGCTTGACGGTGAATGATTTCATTACACAGGACGGCACATATTATTTTGCATTGCTCAAACATATACGAGCGCAGGGTATTGCAGTCTTAGATGAATTATCGGTCTTATCCAACATTACCGACACTATGGAAACCGGGTTCAACGAGCGAGGCGGCTACGAGACTCTGCACAATCTGGTCGAAGTGGTCAACGCCAAGAATTGGGATGCACTATTGGATTCGTTATATAAGGCCAACATTGTTCTCAAACTTTATGACAACGGGTTCAATGTTATCTCGCCAATTACTGACAGCGGCAAAACGATTGTGCCGTATGAGTTGTTTAAAAAACTGGATAGCGAAGGCGTGTTGGAGTGGTACGAATCTCGCCTCAGTACATTTGGAACTGGCTATTCGTCTAAGGCTCTTGAGGAGGAAGATATAGAGTTTGACGATCAGTTCATTGAAGACTGTTGTGCCGGATTAGAAACGGGCGTGCCATTTGACAGGTTTGATGACGACATTAACGGAGAGGAAGTGCGATGCTTGCCGTTCCTCTCCAACCAGCTAAACGGTTTTATGGACGGCACATTCAACATTCTTGGTGGCTTTAGCTCTGTCGGCAAAAGTTCCATTTGGATTACAATTATCATGGGCTTACTGTATCGGGGCCGCAAAGTCTTGATTATCAGCAATGAGCAAAAATGCAAAGTGTTTAAGGTGGCAGTTATTGTGTGGTTGTTGTACAAACGGTTCCACTACATGAAGATTACTCGTAAAGATATGTTGAACGGCAACATTTCCGAGGAAGATAAGCGCATGATTAAGGTTGTGCAGGATTATTGGGATAAAACCTATAAAGGAAAACTCAAATTTATTGCTATTCCTGATGCGGATATGACTTTTGTAAAGAAGAAAATCCGCGAATATGTGTTGCGTTTTGGGTTCGACACTGTACTATATGACACAATGAAGTGCGATTTCTCTGACACCAAAGATGATAAAGAGTGGGTGAGGTTGATTAAGGATAGCCGAGAATTTGATAAACTGGCAAAGCGGTTTAATATTATCATGCTGGCATCTATGCAGCTTAGTATCGCTATGCAGGGTCGATTGTGGTTAGATGCTTCTACATTGTCCATGAGCAAGCAGGTCAAAGAAACTTGTGAAACTTTGATGCTCATGCGTTCTGTGTACCAAGAGGAACTTGACCCCGATAATAAGAAGGTTTATATTCGCCCATTTCGTCGGGTGCAGAAGAACGGCAAGTGGGTAGAAGAAGAATTTGAGTGTGACCCTACGGCAGTGTGGCGCGTCCTCTTTGTGGATAAAAACCGTAACGGCCAGGATTCTGCTGGTGATGGAGTTGCGTATATGCTCAAATTCCGAGGCCAGTATTGTTGTTTCTCGGAATCTTGTCTCTGCCGTCCTAAGCATGGAACGATATAAGGGGGATGGTGATGTGACATTCTCCAAGAAGTTAGAGAGATGCTTCTCACGCATCCAACGGTTATTGAACGCACATTATCACATTTCGGGTTTTCTCACATCGAGAATCGCGGAAATGAGATACGATGTGGGCATGATGACTACCGCAACAAAACATCTATTCGCATACGCTTAGATGACAACCCATATTTATATGTCAATGATTTTTCGGATGCTTATTCCGGCGAGTTATTCTCCTTTATAATCCGCGCCAAGGACACTAATTTCCGCTCTGTAATCTCTTTCATCAAGCGAGAACTGAATATTGATGATTACGGCATTAGCCAACGTAGTAGTATATTTGCGGGGGCGTTTGATAAACTCACTCGTAAACGCAGTTCATCTGCGCCTCCGCAGATATATGATGCCGCTATTTTGAACTCGTATCCGCAAATATTCGCTAAACGTTTTCTTGATGACAATATTTCCATTTCAGCCCAAAACGAGTTTGATATTCGCTACGACCCTGACTCTCAACGCATTGTTATACCAATATACAGCAGCTCAGGCGAATTGATGGGTGTTAAGGGTCGTGCTAATTGGGACATAGCAGATGACGAGCCGAAGTATCTGTATCTCACGCCATGTCGATGTAGTGAAACCTTGTATGGTTTTGCCCATAACTATCGGCATCTGGTAAACGACACCATTTATATTTGTGAGAGCGAAAAGGCGGTGATGCAAGCGTGGGGTTATGGGTATTACAATTTTGTTGGTTTAGGCGGCAATCGTGTGAGCGACAAACAATGCAAACTCATGGTGGAGTTATTGCCAAAGCGCATGGTGCTACTGCCGGACGTGGGGCTGGATTGGACCATCACAGAGCTTAATGCACGCAAACTAATGAGTTATACGCGGCTGTTAGACATACAGATTGGCTGGTGGGATTGGCGTAAATATCACGACCCTGATAAAGCATCACCTACTGATTTAGGTGTAGAGCGTTTAGAACAAATTATCAAAACTGAAATAGAATGGGGTGATTGATTGTCACAGTTGTTTTCATATTCTAAGTTAGACACCTTTACAAGTTGCCCTCGCAATTACTATTGGACATACATTAAAGGTATACGTGGTGGCGAATCCGTATACACCTATCTTGGCAGCGTAGCACACGATCTTGCGGAAGCGATAGACCAAGGCCATACAACCAATGAAAAGGCGGTTGAGCGATTTAAGGAAGAAGTAGAAAACGCTGATATGCTGGGTCTGACGTGGATAACACCTAAATCACAGGAAACCTATATCAACTGCGTATTGCATTATCTGCAATTCCACGAAGCATCGCAAGCCGCCAATCAGCATATTGAAGATGTGTTTGCAGTGGAAATCGGCGGCGCTGTGATTTGGGGTTTTATTGATAAGTGGTACAGGGAAGATGGTGCGATCACCATTACCGACTATAAGACCAGCAGTAAATTTTCTGCCGCTGACCTTGAGCATAAAAAAATGCAGTTGTTCATTTATGCGGAAGCACTATCTCGTTATTACCCAGACGATCAAATCATCATTCGCTACGATATGATGAAATACGCCAAAGTGGGTAAAACTCTTAAACCGCGCAATGAATTAAAAATAGACACCGAGTACACCGAGGGGTTTGTGCCGATGGAGTACACCGCAACGTGCCGACAGGAACTTTATGATTGGGTCAACAATATCATTACGGAGATAGACGCCAGGGACCCGGATGACATTGATACTTGGGAGATGGGCGAAAATCCGCAGAAGTCTTTCTTCTGTAAGCAATTATGTAGCCATTGTAACAAGTGCTTGAGTGAATAATATGGTTCATCTGCATCTACACACTAAGTACAGCCTATTAGACAGCACTATTCAACTGGACGATTTAATTACCAAGTTGGATGAATTGGGTATGGATACAGTAGCCATCACTGATCATGGCAATATGTATGGTTGTTGTGAACTGTACAAAATGTTAAAGCAGCATGGCAAGAAGTTAATTATTGGTTGTGAATGTTATATTTGCGAGAATCGGTTTGAGACAGGGCAGGCATATCACCTTATCCTGTTAGCTAAAAATGAAACCGGCAGGCTGAATCTGCAAAAGATAGTCAGTGATTCTACTCGCCACAAATATAAAGGCAAGCCACGTATCGACTTTGATTTGCTCACGCAACACCATGAAGGTTTAATTTGCCTGTCCGCTTGCATGGCAGGGGAGTTGACACGCGCTCTGCAAGCAGGTAGTCTTTTGCAGGCTAAACAGATAGCCTATAAGTACAAATTCTTGTTTGGCGACGATTATTATATTGAGTATCAGTCTCATAGCAATCCTGAGCAACAACGCTATAATGCTCAACTGGTAGACATTGCCAATGAATTGGGCATAAAATATGTGGTCACTTGCGACTGCCATTATTTGACTCCGGCAGACCAAAAGTACCACACCATTTTTATCCAAATCAATCAAAAGCGTGATGTAGGCGAAACATATCAAGACTGCTACGTACAAAGCGAAGTTGATGTATTACGAATATGCGAAAGCACACAGGCATACAACGCTCAAGCTATTGCTGCCACACAGGAAATTGCAGACAAATGCACGGCTGAATATCCGTTGTCTGCGCCTATTATCCCGCACAACAAAGTGCCCGCTCCTTATAAAACCGAAATCGCATACATGAAAAAGCTATGCAATGATGGATACAAAGCAAAGGGTCTCGACAAACTGCCTGCCGATGTGCAACAAATGTACAAACAGCGTGCGTTATATGAGATGAACGCTGTTGAAAAAATGGGGTTTGAAGGTTACTACCTGCTGGTGGATGATTACTTGTCCCACGCCAAACGACGTGGTATTGCTCGTGGGTCCGCAGGTGGTTCCCTGCTGGCTTATTTAATGAACATAGTAGACATCGACCCTATCCAATATGGCTTATATTTCGAGCGTTTTATTGATGTAGGAGCATTAGACTTGCTGGCTAATGGTTCTATTACTAAGGCTGAACTCAAAATCCCTGATGTGGACAGCGATTTTGGCAAACTGGAACGTGAACATATCATGCAATATATCATCGGCAAGTACGGTGAAAGCAATGTAGCCTGTCTGGGGCAGTTTGGGTATTTATGGGCTAAGGGTGCAATTAAAGATATTGGCAGAGTGTTGGGCATCCCCTTTGAGGTGACTAATGAAATGACCTCGCGTATAGGTGACGAAAGCATCAAAGAGGTCATTGAATTAGGACTATTGGACTGTTACAAAGACCAGTATCCCGAATTATTGGATTATGCACAACACATTGCAGGTTTGCCCAAGTCGTTCGGCATTCACCCTTGTGGGCGTTTGATCAGTACACAACCAGCCGATTACTACAATGCCTTGGAATATTCGGAAAATGCAGACGCATGGGTATTACAAGGAGATATGCACACCGCTGACGATTTGGGGTTGGTTAAGGTTGACTTCTTAGGACTACGCACAGTGGATGTGATGTGGGATGTACTGGACATGATTGGTAAGTCGTATGAGGATATTTCGCCTCGTAATATCGACCTCCATGATGCTGCGGTGTGGAACGAGTTCAAGCAGGGTCACACAGAATTGATCTTTCAGTTTTCGTCTACTGGTATGCGTGGCGTCTTGCGCGATATGCAATGCGACAACATTGATGATTTGGGCGTAGCTAATGCGTTATATCGCCCCGGTGCAATGCAGTATATATCTAATTACGTGCGGCGCAAACATGGCGAGGAACAGGTCACATACATTCATCCAGATTTACAATCCATCCTTCAACCCACCTACGGCATTATCGTATTCCAAGAGCAGCTTATTGATATAGGACGTTTGGCGGGGTTGAACAACCCCGATGAATTGCGTAAAGCTACGGCGAAGAAGAAGCCTCAGTTGATGGCTAAAATTGAGCCGGAGATGAAAAACGGCTTAATGCAACGTGGCTGGTCGCAAGAACAAGTAGACCAATTGTGGACTGACATACTGGACTTCGCCAAATACTCTTTCAATAAAGCCCATGCTTATGCTTACGCTTTGACGGCATATATTACCATGTATCTGAAGGTACATTATCCCGCTGAATGTATGACGGCATATATCAATTCCTATAAGGGGTCGTTAAAAGATATTGTCATAGCCATCACGGAAGCCAAGCGTATGGGATTGACCTTGACGTTTGACAACTGGCGGCGTATTCAGGCTGATACAACGTGCCGTGATGGTATCGTGTATTTGGGCATTACTACTCTTAGCGGCTTCGGTGATATAGTAGCCACGGGGTTGCAGTCGATATGTGCTGATACTTTTATAGATGTAATCAAACAACGAGAACATACAGCGATCAATAAAACTCAATTTGAAACATTGATAGCGTTGGGCTTTTTTGCTGAGTTCGGTGAGAGTGGATATTTGATGGATGTATGGACAGCATACCAAAATGTTTATAGCGTTAAAGAGGTCAAGAAAGACAAACTGCCCTTCGCAGAAGATTTGTTGAAACAATGTAGCAAGGAAACTGCTAAAAAATATAAGATTCTTGACCATGACAAATTGTTCTCTTTGGTGTGTCAGCAACTTGCCACATCGCCGTTGCCAGTCTCTCAAATATTAACCACACAGCTTAAATATCAGGGTTATATCACTTACCAAGATCCACGGCTTAAAGGTCATTACTTAGTGCTGGATTTAAGCACGAAATATTCACCGAAAATTAAATTATACAGTTTGGATACCGGCGAGATACAAGTAGTCAAAACATATACCAACACCTACCAAGCCAACCCATTTAATCGAGGTGCAATTATACGAACAGGCCAATTTGCTTGGAAGCCTAAATCGCAGATGATTGATGGCAAGTGGTGCAAATTGTTGGACACAAAAGAACCGTGGATAACAACATATCAAATCAAAGGCGGTGTTGGATTATAGCAGTAGTTAATTTTCCGCAAGGCAAATATAGGACTATTTATATCGACCCTCCTTGGCCTGAACAGGGGGGCGGCAGAATCAAGCGCGGTGCAGACCGTCACTACCCATTGATGTCAGTAAAGGAGATTATGGCATTGCCCGTAGGCGACCTGGTCGACCCTGAAGGATGCCATTTGTATCTATGGGCTACCAACAACTATTTACCGGCAGCGTTTGAATGTATCAAGGCGTGGGGATTTGAATATATCACCACAATTACATGGATGAAGGACAAAGTAGGTCTTGGTCAATATTACCGTGGAATAACAGAGCATTGTTTGTTTGCTACCACAAAGAAGCGTCTACCGTACAAAATAGATGGCGATAAGCGTTGTCAAGGTGTGACAGGATTCTACGAGCCGAAAACAATACACAGTCGCAAACCTATACAAATGCGAGAAATGATAGAAATTGTAAGTTACGCCCCGCGCATAGAGCTGTTTGCTCGTGAGTCGCATGATGACTGGGACTGCTGGGGCAATGAGGTGTAACCTAACACAATACAATGTGTTTTCCTCCAACTTCGATGCAACTTAACAACGATATTTGTTGCACTACGGCAGTCATCATGCACATATTGCAAAGTGCCATCATCCCTTAGCGTGTGAATGTACAAAATGTAGGACGGCTGGCAAATCCTCCTGTTCGTCCCAATTTACAGATATGGGAGGCAACCAACGTACTACCAGTTTGCGCTTGGCGGCATCGTTCCGTGGCCCTGTCCAGAAGTGATGATAGTGGGCGCGACGAATATGAGGCCGTGGGCTGGCAGAGCCACTGACGCGCTGACGTTGTTCTGTGGCGGTAGCAGTTTGTTGGTAAGTGCGTATCGCTCTACCTATCCGATACCCGACTGCCCATGTGCGTATATTCTTAGGGTTGCCATAATGGTCGCGGGATCGTTTAATCGTTTCGGTGGGTATATCCTTATTATCGGACACCAGATACAGTACCATATTAACAATGCCACCTAAAAAGTTTATGTCCCGTTGTTCGGTCATATCGGGGACAAATGGCAGGTTGAATTGCGATGCACGTAATGTGCTGGATTGAACTAAGGCTCTCATAGAGTCTTCAATAGTGCCGCCCGTGAGTATGATGGGTATAGAGCAAGTATGTATAGGCGATACCAATAGTATTCGCAATTCCGGCACTAATGTATAAGGATCGCACTCCATCCACACAAAGAAGCCGTCATAGCGGACATCGCCCAAGGCGCAAGAGTATTCAACAAAACAACAATATTCTGGTAGATGTAATAAGCTCTCAACGGGGAGTTTGTCATCAACGGGCTGCGCCATCAATGTTTGAGCTAAAGTCTCATCAAATTGGTACACGCCCTTAGACCGAGACCATAATAGAGCCGCCGTCAATTTGGCAACCGCATTATTGGATGCCGTCGCCAAATAAGCCGCTTCTGCTCGTGATGAAGTATATCGGGTGAAAATGGCCGTAGCTGCTGCCATAGGTAAACCGCACCAGTCAGGCCATTTCTCTCCAAATTGTTCCTTGTCGGCACAAAAGAGCGCGGCTTCTTGCATAGCTGTGGGGTGTTGCGCCAGCACGGATTTACACCATATATCGGCCATGTGGCGTTGTTTTTTGAGTTTGGGCATAAGGCAACCTCCATCATTCATTGTAACACACTATATAACTGCAAACAAAGACACAATTTTTATTATAGGAGGACAAGTAATGGTTAGATTTTCAGCGGTCGCTAACAACCAATTAAACACATTGTGGCATGACACTTACGGTTGGGTCACATCGGCTGGTGTACATTTCATTGCTGACGCATACGCAGTGGTGTCTTTTTGGACTACGGGTGAGATAGAGGTAAATGCGATTGACGCAGACGAAAAAGACACATTAGCGGACATCATTAAAGACATAAATATTTGCACCGAGGACGAAGTGCGCAAAGTGTTACTCAGCGAGGACGATTTTGTAATTGAAGTATGACAAAAAGAGAACAGATGATAGAGTGCGCGGAAGCGATGGAGCAGGGTATGATGCATACCCAAACCACCCGCGATATGTGGCAGAACAACCTAATTTGGTGGATATGTAAGGCGGTCAAACTATTGCTGGAAAGAGAGGTCAAACGCACCAACAATGAACAGTAAAGGACATTTCTGGATTTCCATAGCTAAGTCTTTGACTCGTATAGTGGGCTGTTATATGGGGGTACATGGCGACCTTCACGGCATGGCAATGGGTTTTATATTTGCTGAAGCAATGGGTGTTTTAGAGGAATTGGCCGATGAAAGATAAGACAGAAATCATAAAGATCAAAGGCGATTGGGCAGAGGTTGTTGACGATTGCCGTTCGACTGTGGGCAAGTCGCCATTGGGCAAAGAACCCTCGGAACAATTTAAGCGCAACATTCTTATTGCAGAGCATAGCCCTATACGCGACCTCATTGTGAAGTGGAAGTGGCTGGCAATGCCCTCATGGGTTTCAGTCCATTGGGTTCGGCATAAGTGGGAGAAGTTTGTCAAAACTCAGCGCACAGACCGCACCGGCATTGACCGCACTAAACTGCCGCAAGACGCACCGGTGGACTTTACTGGCGAAGCCAATGCTCAAGCTCTGATCGACACTATGCGTAAAAGACTGTGCTACCAAGCCAGCCCTGAGACCCGTGAATATGCAGAGGACTTCAAGGCTACGCTGCATCAGATAGAGCCAGAACTGGCAGATGTGCTTGTGCCGAATTGCATTTACCGTTGTGGATGCCCCGAAATGAGCAAGTGCCCATTTGGAGAGAGGTCATTGTTTATGACCCTGCGGGCATATAACCCCGATGTCACCAGCACATCAATATTGAAGCGATATGCGGTATATAACGCATGGTTTGGACTACATCGAAAGGAGAGTTAATGACCCATTACTTAATGGCCTGTGGACATATATCTTCTGCCATAAATGAAATAGGAGACCCTGTGTGTCCGATTTGTATGTGCTGGGAGATAAAAAGTAAATTGCATGACGACACTGCTGGGTTGGAAGGACGGGAAGCGCACTGCGTTTATAGCAACGACCACCGCACTGCAAGCGCATGGAATCTCCCGTTCTTCGAGTATCAGCCAGATAAGCCTTATGACACATATTATTGTGGCTGTCAAGGTTGGGATTAAAAGAAAGGAAAGGAAATGAGGTACTGGTATTTTGAGTTTTATGTCTATGATTCTAAAAGCGGTTACGAAAGCACAGATGCTTCGTATATCTGCTCGTATTCACCCCTATTCCCCTTGCAACACGTTATATCGCTGTTCCGGGAGACATTTGATGAGCTTAGTAAAGAGGCGATAATTCGCGTCACTAATGTAATCGAAATCAGCGCAGAGGACTATAACGCTTTAACTACGGAGGGCAATGATGCAGATTGTTGAGTGGTTGTCGTTTATATCCGGCTGGATTTGTATACTTAGTGCGACATATTTATGCTTTCGCGCTATACAGTGGAGCATGAAGGGGGAGGATTAACGCACAGAAGATTTATCTCATTATGGGGCGTAGCGGTGTAGGCAAAACTACGCTGGCACAAGCCTTATGCGACCGTGAAGGCTATAAACAGTTGTCCAGCTATACGACACGACCGCCAAGAGTACCTAACGAACAAGGCCACATCTTTATAGCGTCGGATTCATATCAAGACATCGACGATTTAAAAAACCAATATCCTAATCGTGTTGCAGAAACTATGTTTGACGGCAACTTTTATTTTGCTACTGCTGAGCAGGTGGAGCAATGTGACATTTATGTTATAGACCCTGCCGGAATACGGACATTCAAAGAACGATACAAGGGTAAAAAGAAAGTAAAGGTGGTGCTTCTCAAGTGTATGAAATTCCTTGCTGAGAGGCGCATGGCAGCTCGTGGAGACACCGAAGAAATGATTCAAGCGCGTATAGCAAACGACGATGTGATGTTTGCCGATGCGGATGAATTAGCAGATGTGGTCTTTTACAATGACGTATTTGAGACTACATATCAGCAACTTAACGAATATATAAAAACAGGGAAGGTGAGAGAGTGAGCAGACCGCAAGTAATAGTAGATGTGGACGGTGTGCTGAACACACTGATCAAAGACACACTGGACGCTTATACCATATCCACAGGTAAAACATTAGACTATAATAGCCTAACCACTTATCACATAGAAGATAGTTTATCACCTGATGATGCCGCTGTAATACGCCAGATATGGGAGAACAAATATTTTTGGCGCAGCTTGCACACGGCAGAAGGGGTTGTCCAAACTCTGCAAGATATGGTGTATGACGGTGATGAAATTCGCATTGTCACAGCCATTACGCCAGACTTGTTTGAGCTGCGGGTAGGTTGGTTGCAGCATTACTTCCCATTTATCGATCCGGCTAATATCGTATGTTGCACCCGTAAAGAATGGGTAAAGGGAGATTTCATCATTGAGGACAGTATTGCGAACTTGGTCAGGCATGACGCTTACCGCATTTGTATGAACCAGCCGTGGAATAATCGCGGAGCCGAATACGATGACGTGCATTTAATCAAGCGGGTGAATACATTAGCGGAGGCACGCACATATATCAACGAAGTATGGAAGGAGATTGAATAATGAAGGTTGTGATGTATGGGACGGAGGGATGCCCGCAATGCGATGTTCTGGCTAATAAATTGTCCGCAGAAAATGTCAATTACGAGAAGGTGATTGACGCGAATGCCATTAAACGAATGGGGTTTATGTCTGCACCGATTCTGCAAGTAACGATGACTTATGCTGAAGCCTTTAAGTGGGTGATGAGTAGAAAGGAAGGAATATGACAGTAGATGAATACAAGAATCGCTATCAAAAATATATAGACTTTATCCATAAGTACAAAACAGCCAGTAATGCTTCAACCGGCAGTGAGGTGGATTCTAACGCCAATGTAGAGAGTAAAAATATCACTACTCTCTCTGGCGAAATATACAAAAGAGAGGCCATTGGAACCAACCGCTTGCTAATGATGAATAAGCTATCTGAATTGTACGGTGAAGCATGGGCAGAGCGATATATCGACAGATTGGAGTCGCATCTGTTGTACAAACACGACGAGACAAACTTGAGTGTCTATTGTGTCAGTATTACACTTTACCCTTTTCTCTTTAATGGTCTTGTGCCATTGGGCGGGCAAAGCGAAGCGCCTAAAAATTTGGATTCTTTCTGCGGCTCTTTTGTAAACCTTGTGTTTGCTGTGGCCGCGCAATTTGCCGGAGCAGTCTCCACTCCTGAGTTTTTGACTTATCTGGATTATTTTCTGCGACGAGAGTTTGGTGAAGATTACTATAAACACTCTAATGATATTGTGATTCATAGCATCAAACCAAAGACAATCTGCGACAGAATAGACGCAGCGTTTCAGCAGGTGGTCTATTCACTTAATCAACCCGCAGCGGCAAGGAATTTTCAAAGCGTATTACAATGCGCCTTTATTCAGTAATGAATAATGCAAACTCCTTTAATTGCTGGGAACTCTGAAAATGGGCAGACGTTTAACAGAAGAAGACGATAGGCGTATTCAAGAACTTTATTTGGAACACAAGAAATCAAGCACCGAAATAGGGCGCATCTTAGGCACAAGCCACCGTTCCGTACTTAATCATTTGCAAAAAATGGGTATAACGCGACGTAATTTAGCCGCATCTCATTTTGCATATCACCAAAAAGATCGCCCTCCCGAACTTACCGATTATTCGACGTTGTATCAATGGTATATTGTTGAGCATAGAACCAAAGAGCAAATTGGACTGATGCTTAATTGTGCTCCGCACGTTATAGACAGAGCATTACGTAGAATGAATATTCCTGTTCGGGGCGCGTCTGAAGCTAAAATCGGTGTGCAATGCGGTAGTCAGCATCATAATTGGAAGGGTGGAATTACGCCTTTAAATCTTAGGGTTAGAGAATATTATCAAAATAATATATCTCCTCTCATTAGGCAAAGAGATAATTTCACCTGTCAGCAATGTGGAGCGCACAGCAATTTGCACGTACATCATATATACTCACTGGCTTGTATTATAAGAGATATATTAAGTGAGCATACTGATTTAGACAAGCAAAAAGATGTCAACCAATTATATACCATTATTACCCACGATGCGAGATTTCTTGACGCTAATAATTTAGTGACTTTATGCGCGGATTGTCATAAGGCTAAACATCGTTCGTTACAGACAATCAGCAGCCAAGCCTCTATTGAGGAAGGTTCAACGACCATCGCGCAAGCGAGTACATCACAAGCGATTGGTGATGGAAATGGGGAGTATCCCTCTAAGGGATAGTGATATGGTCTAATCTATACAGTGATGTATAGCAGTTCACAAGAGAACGTATAAGGTGTAGCGAACCTTATAGAATATAAATGATTTTGGAATATTGCCTACTTTGACGAACCTTACTTTCACGGCATATTTGCAGATTTTGTGTTCCCTGATGGTACAACTCCATGTTGGGAGAGCGTAAGCTGGCTTCAGAAATATTTTATGAAGTGGTTCAATAAAGAACGGACTAAACAAGTTTTGACCTTTCCCGTGGAGACAATGAATCTGCTGGATGACGGAGTGAATTATGTAGATCAAGAATGGGCAGATTTTGCCGCTGAAATGTATGCCGAAGGGCATAGCTTCTTTACTTATCGTAGTGGCAGTGTTGACTCACTCGCGTCGTGTTGTTTTGCTCCCGATACTCAAGTGCTTGTTCGTTCCAGTGACGGCGAACGTTTAATACCCATTAAAGAATTGCATGATACCAAGTGGGCTGATAAGAGAAATCTGACAGTGTTCCATAACGGCAGTTGGGTGTCTGCAAAAACTATTGCATTACCGGCTGTGCGTCCTATGTATCGCATAGAGACAGCCAACAAAAAAGTTGTTGAAGCAACTGACAATCATATCTTCCCCACTTTGCGCGGAGATGTGCCAGTCAGCGAATTAACTACTGATGATTACATTCTTTGTAATACTCGACCTTTAATGGCAGTCAAAGAACGCGACTTGCATCTTACTTACGAACAAGGGTTTCTGATTGGTATGTATTTGGGAGATGGGAGTATTCGCCAAAAAGAGACGAAAAATCATGCTATTTATTACTCAACTGACTTCTCCTTAAATGAAGCTAAATATACTAATTGTATAGGCGCTATGCGTAAGGCTTTATCTGATTGCGATATTGACAGAGGCTTTACATTAGGCACACCTTACAACAATGTATATCCTGTGCGTATTAGCGGAGAAGAAGTGGTCACATTTATTCGGGAGTATGTAGTGGGTAAGTACGCCGCAGAAAAAGGGCTTAACCCATCTATTTTTGCGCAATCTTACGATTTCCGCAAAGGCATATTAGACGGACTATATGCAACAGACGGGGGCAATAGCAACCGTATTTATACTACGTCTGAACGCCTCGTTCAAGACTTGGAAGCTCTGTGTACATCATTGGGTCTCAGCACTGTGATTGATGTGTCAGATCGCACAGATGAAAAATGCATTATCCGAGAACAAGAATATAATCATAACTACCCGTTGTGGTGTGTTCGTTGGTATACGCCACAAAACCGGCGCACATTGGCAGACGTATATAAAGTAATCAACAACGGCATCTATTTTAAGGTGCAAAACATCACCAGTGTAGCAAACAATTATGACTCTGTGTATTGCTTTGAATGTAGGAACCAAGACGAGCCATATTTTACGCTGCCCAATGGCATGATCACCCATAATTGCCGTTTACGGAACGAGCTGCAAGACAACACCTTCTCTTATACGTTAGGTGCTGGAGGCATTGCAACCGGCTCCAAGGGCGTTATGACCATCAACATCAATCGTTTGGTACAGTGGGCTGTGCGTGACGGCATTGATATATCTGATGCAGTACGGCAGATTGTAGATGAGTGCCACCACTATCTGATAGCGTTCAATGAGATTATGAAGGACAATTTTAAGTCCAAACTGTTGCCTGTGTACGATGCAGGCTATATCTCTTTAGAAAAACAATTCTTGACCATAGGCATCAATGGATTTGTTGAAGGTGCAGAGTTTCTTGGCATAGATGTCTCACCCAATGAAAAATATTTTGAATATGGTGAAAAGATACTAAAACCTATTTTTGAAGCGAATAAAGCAGCTCGTACAGATGAACTGATGTTTAACACCGAATTTGTGCCTGCTGAAAACCTTGGGGTTAAAAATGCTAAATGGGACAAGGCAGACGGGTTGTTCTCTCCTCGCGAGTGTTATAACAGCTACTTTTTCCGTCCCGAAGATGATGGTGTCAATCTCATAGATAAATTTATCCTGCACGGCAACAAGCTCACACAGTATCTTGATGGCGGCAGCGCTAATCATGTGAATCTGCAAGAGCATTTGACCAAGAAGCAGTATCAAATTATTATGCAAGATGCCATCAAAACAGGTTGCTCTTACTTCACCTTTAATGTTCGTAACACTATTTGCAATAAGTGCGGTTATATTGATAAACACACTTTAACAAAATGTCCTAAGTGCGGGTCTGAAGACATTGATTATGCAACGCGCATTATAGGCTATCTAAAGCGCGTATCAAAGTTTAGCGAAGCTCGGCAAAAGGAGGCTGCTAAGAGGTATTACGGCAATGCTTAAATACACTTCTTATACGGTGGTGTTTCAAGAGGTTCCCGATGAAGTCAGTTTGGCTTTTGAGGTGAGTGGTTGCCCTTTTAAATGCGAGGGTTGCCACTCCCCACACCTGTGGGAAGACGTAGGGGTTCCATTGCTGGCATCACTGGCAGATGTTGTCGAACAGTATGCGCCCTATATCACCTGTGTGTGCTTTATGGGTGGTACACAGAATATCGACGAGCTGTGTAAAGCGTTGCAAATTGCGAAGACTTATCACCTAAAAACTTGTGTATATGCAGGCAATGATAATTGGTCTGAAATGGCAGACATATTGCCTCTTACTGACTATTTGAAAATGGGTAGCTACCAGCAATCTTTGGGCGCATTAAACAGTCTTACAACTAATCAACGGTTTTATCGTGTAGAACACGCACCGCTTGGCCCAGAACTTATAGACATAACATATTTATTTCAGGAGACTAAATGAAACGACCAACTAATATACGTATTCGTTATACTGAGGATTATCCCGCCGAATTGGGGTATATCGGGGATAAGAAATCAGACTGGATAGACCTTTATACAGCCGAAACAGTAATTCTGCAAGCCGGTGAGTACGCCCTCATCTCGCTGGGTGTTGCTATGCAGTTACCCGATGGGGTAGAGGCTAATATCGTACCTCGTAGCAGCACCTTTAAGAATTATGGTGTTTTGCAGGCCAACTCAATGGGCGTGATCGACAACACATATTGCGGCGACAACGACATCTGGAAGTTCCCCGCTTACGCCACCAGAGATATTACCATTCCCAAGGGGACACGCATTTGCCAGTTCCGATTAAACTATACAATGCGGACCGAGTTTGGCGAAATCAAATTTGAACCAGTCATTAGTCTCGGTAATGCTGACCGAGGCGGGTTCGGCAGTAGCGGCAAGTAGAGTAAAAAAATAGGGAAGCTATCATACACAGCTTCCCTATTTGCATATATTGTTTTATGAGGTGAGGAACAAATGGAGATAAAGAACATCTACCCCAATCTGACCGACGATCTTAGCACTTTAGCCATTATCGCCAATCAGCTTTTAACTGAAATTGATTTGCAATTATCTCAAGCACAGGTTATAATTCAATCAAGCGATGACGTGTACTGTGTAAATTAGGAGGGACACATGAACGCGGTATACGCCAGACAATCGTTAGATAAAAAAGACAGTTTATCTATCGAAACACAAATTGAACTCTGTAAACAAGAATTGGGTATAGATGTACCCACAAAAGTGTACATTGACAAAGGATTCAGCGGAAAGAATACAAATCGTCCACAGTTTCAGGAAATGATGAAAGATATTCATTCCGGCGTAATCAATAAGGTGACGGTCTATAAACTGGACAGGCTTAGTAGGTCGCTATTAGACTTTGCAGAAATGATAGAGGTATTCAAACAACACAATGTAGAGTTCCAGTCTACACGCGAGAAATTTGATACCTCCACCCCAATAGGCAACGCCATGTTGAGCATTATAATGGTCTTTGCCCAACTTGAACGTGAGACTATACAGTTGCGTGTCAGGGATAATTATTATATGCGCTCGGCAAACGGAGCATACGACTCCACAGCACCTTATGGGTTTATCAAAACCAAGGTCGCCCTACAAGGCAAGTCTGTGAGTTCACTTGTATGCGACCCAGAAACGACGCAGATATTGCGCGGTATCTTTGACGCATACGCATACACAAGCACATCATTAGGGGCATTGGCGAGGCAACTCAATAAGCGGCGTGTGCCATCTCCGGGCGGTGCAGCATGGGACTCCTGCAAACTTAGCCGCATCATGTCCAACCCCGTATATGTAAAGGCTAATGCAGACATATATAACTACTATCGTTTAACAGGCATCAACATCACCAATCCGATTGAAGCCTTTGCAGGCGTGAATGGTTGTGTAACGTATGGGCAGTGGGATCACAAACGGCGTAAGTTCGACCAGCTAAAAAGCCTCACATTATCTATCGGATTACATGAAGGGTTAGTTGATGCGCAAACATTCTTGTTGTGTCAGAACCGTTTAAATAATAACACGCAGGTATATAATGGAGGACAAGGCAAACACTCCTGGCTGACTGGTTTGATTAAATGCGGCTATTGCGGCAAAGCTATGAAAGCGGATGTAATGAAAAAGGGTGTACCAAAGTTCCGATGCTCTGGACACGCCAATTACGGAACTTGTAATGATAATGCGCGTGTATCTATTGCACAAGTGGAAGAAGCGGTTGAGGCCCAAATCATGCAACACATCCAAAGACATTCCGACCTACAAGCACAACAGATTGCCGAGTGCGACGTCAAGGAGCAACAATACAAAATACAAATCAATAAAATCAATGAACAGATTGATAACTTGGTGAACGCAATCGCTCAAGGCTCTGCAACGGTCATAGGTTATCTCAACGATAAAATCGCTGCATTAGAAACACAACGCCATGAAATAGAGGTTGCGTTGCAAAAACATATACTGGAAAGACCGTCACCCGAAAACACCCGACAACTGTATGACACGCTGGATATGTGGCCCTATATGGATATTGCACAGCGCCATGAAGTCGCCGCAATGCTGATAAAAGAGGTTCGCATATTTACAGACGAAATCCGCATCTTTTGGAAATACGACTTATAAGACCATCGAAAAACCATATTTTTATGAGTTATAACTGATAAAAATATGGGCCAATTTTACTCTAAGTCTGCCAAACCAGAACCACGGTCGA